CAAGGAAATTAATTATCAACAAACGACTTATGATAATTATCAAAAGATTCCGAATGATATAATCGATGCGCAAGAACAATTTACATTAATTTATTATCAAGAATCAGATAAAAATGTATTTCGGCTTGTATTTCGAAATGAAATTGTGTTTGTTTTTTGGCTCAAACAAGAAATTTTGGGAAATCCTAAATTATTATTTTCTTTCGAGTATTGGAAATATTTGTTGCGAAATCAACATTTAGGTACAATAAGGCGGAATAAAGATGGAGAAGATGTTGCGGAAGGATATTTTGAATAAATTTTTAAATTTTTGCTTGCAATAAAAATGAAACTTTTTTCACTTTTAAAATCGGCATTTCAAATTTACTTGTACAAAGGGTCTCAAACTGACTCTAAAATATATAAAAATGTAATGGATTCCATCCAAAAAACAACCAACAAAACTTGCGAAATCATGGACTATAATTATCTCTTTCGCAACAAGTTTTCAAATGATACCTACCTTGTTGGTCATTCTTTTGGTGGATATTTCTCCTTGTTGGATGCACTTGCTAATAATGATTCGGTAAAAGGAGTTGTCTTGATCAACAGTCATTTTAACAGTAAAAAGAAGGCAATTTATCCTAAAGTGGATCAATACAAATTCAATCAACCGGTTCTTACCATTTTGGGTGCCAAAGATGAGCGATTGCCGCTACACAAGTCCATTTGGGATTATTATGAAAAAAATCAAGAACATTTTTACGACAAGTTTTACATTATTGATAAGGAACGCAAACACTTTACCGGACTAAATGAAAATGATACTATCGAGGCCGAGACGCTAGGCAATATCATTGGAAATTTTATTTTAGATTGTGAGTCTAGAAACTTTTCAACAACCTATATTAATACAAAAGAAACGGAAAAAAATTACAAGTATGATTTTCGGAAGCTTTTAGAATCCAACACTTGGGACTATAGTTGGAGTTTGAATATTTATGATGGTATTGCGAAAAGTGTAATTGACCCTAAATGTTGGAATTTTATTCATTATTTGTTGTTTTTGGCTTTCAAACCCTCAGATTATGAAAATGCTCAATATCACGACGATGATTCCTTGTTTGTAAAAACTAAAAATATATCTACGGAACAAATGATTGCCTCCTTTGAAAAACAAATTTCCAATTGTCCTCCAGCCAAAATAATGAATTTACCAACAATACATCCGTCCATACCAGTATGGCTTGGCTGGATACCCACTGTGAGTAATACAAGCTATCAAGTTGTTGTATTACCCATTAATAATGAAACAATTTATTACAAATTTCCGAATCCATATCGAATCTTGGCAATGAATCGCGATTAAGTATACAAGTCCTCATCGTCATCATCATATGCGCTTGGTGGAGGAGCTTGAGGCTGTGGTCCGAATCGATGCATTAATTCTTTTTTCGTGTTATTATATGATCCGTAGGAATGTTTTTGTTGTATTTTGTTGATTAGTTGAACTCGTCTTTCTAACTGTTCGATTCTGTTTAACCTAAACCATAGTTGGTTTATGATATTCTGACCGGTTTTGTTATAATGCTGTACAAGTTGATCATCACTCATTTTTTGTATATGTTGCCTTGATGGAGGTCTTGCTGCCGCCTGTTGTTGAGGTGCTTGTTTTGCTGGAGCTTGCACAATATCAGCCCCTGATAACTGCACACTTAAATCAATATCTCCTAATGGCCAGAATTGATTCATAATGTCACCAATAAAATAGTAACCATAGCCATTATCTCTCCAATCAACATCCCGTTGATGTTTAATGGATTTAGTTTTCTTTCTACGTTGTCTTTGATCACCATATACATCCATTTGTACTGAATACTCCAATGCCTTGTATGCATATATTCCTGTTTGAATGACTTTGCTGTAAATACCATTCTCTGTAATTTTAGCATCTTGAGGTACAATAAATGTAATTAAAGAATATGTTCCATCAAGTAATGGATTCAATGAGTTTTCATAAATATAACGATTAATATAAATATTATAAGATTGTTGGTTTTTATTATTTACAAAAGACCCTTCATAAATAGTCGATGCAAAATGAGCATTGTCGAAATCAAATGCATAAGAATACAATGGTTTGAAACTTGAGAAATCAAAGTTTAGAAATTGCTGTAAATAAATGTTGATACTTTGAATGAAAATACTCATATTTTCTAAATATGGTTTATTTGCTTTGATTTGATCCAACTCTTCAATCGCAGGAGCTGTCAATTGTTGTTTTTTAGAATAGGAGAAGGCAGTCATAAGCAGATTTGGATTGTTATAAAAACAATTTGCGAAAAAACAATCACTAATTAAGCTAAATACAGGATCTTTTACAATTCTTGAATTTAAGACAGTTCGGTCCGATTCTGTAATTTCTAAACATCGACTAAAACTTGGATCCTCAACCAATGAATCATATACTTGATGAATATATTTTTGCAACTCAAAGTGAATAAATGTTACTGATATATAATCATCTCCTTTGAAAAACAATTCTTTATTATGACGACAATATCGCCACGCTCCAATTTCACTATTACTTTGGTAAACATGAAATTCGTTTAATTTTTGAGTCGCAAGATGCTTTGAAATTAATTTTACAAATTTATGATTAATTTTGCCAGATGATTTAGAAATTGCTATAAATTCATAATCATCAATGTTTATTTTTTGACCTTGTTGAATACTTTTTCCTAGCTGTTGGTATTGTTTTATTTTCAAGGTACGAGTGTGTAAATCTGGAATCGATTTTATATAAGCTTTTCTTTGTTGACCCAAGGGTAAAAAGTCTGCATACCTTTGCATTGCTTTTGATTTATGCTGTTGATTTGTAACAGTTTGAATCAATCTTTTTCGTTGCTGTCCAAAAGGAAGTACATTTATATAGTCTACAAATGCTTTTTCTCGAATGGGTAAATCTGGAATTAAATTTACAAAATTTAATCTTTCAGTTGTTGATGGAATAAATTGTGAATAATGAGCCATAAGTATCGATTTCAATGTCGGATCTGGTAATGTTCTAATGTACTCTATCAAACTTTTAGTCAATATCTTGTTTTCACTAATATTAATTGGTTGGTCGCCTTGGGACATTTATTTATTGATTGGAAATTTAACAAATATTTTTTTTTATTGGATAAAATGATTAATAAATTGGATTTACTTATTCAACTTTTGCATATTTTAGTCTTTGGCCCATTTTTAATTTATGTTGGACTGACAATGCCCAAACAAGATTTTATTTATATAATTGTATTTGGACTTGGTATGTTTGTCATTGCAGCTTTTATTGCTGCAATTATTAAAGAACCAACCAAGCAAATTGCCGGATGGCTTTTGTGGCATATTATTATTATTGCCGGTTTATTGTTGTGGTGTGGGGCTGCAAAAACTCAAACACCGCGTATCATTTATTCACTGTTAATTGCTTTAGGTTTTGCTGCCATTGGTTATCATGCGACAAGATTAATTCAATCATTGGTCAAGTAAAAGAATTTTATTTAACATGTAAATAAAATGAATCAAGACTCTGATAATAAAATATGCCAAGTACTAGTAGCCATGTGTACATATTATGTAGGGACATTTTTGCTGATTTATTATTTGGAAAAGAAGCATTATTTTTCGTCAAATTATGGCAATCCAACAATATAATTTGAATTTTTATCTTGGTTTAATTGTATAATTGGTTCAAAAGAAGTCATGAAATCTTTGAAACTTTTGTATCCATAATTTATTTCATTAAAGGACGAATTAATATTTAACAATTTTGTTTTCAAAAACCCAAGGTTAATAGATCTAGATTCTGTCGATAAAATATCTTTGATAATTATCAATATATCATCTTTATTTGATAATAATGTATCTTTTGTTGGTTTCAAAGATGCTATATTATTCAAAATTATAAATTCCGAACAATAATTACGAAGGTTTTGAGAGGTTGATTTTTCAAAACATGACACACCTATTACTGTTTTATTTTCAGATATTATTTTTCTGCAAATCTCCTTAAAATCAATATCCCCAGTAACAATTACAAAATTATTCAAATGTTTATAATTATACAAAATCTCCATCAAATCCGTCACCATCTTTATATCACTGCTATTCTTATTTTTCTCCCTCCACGCTATCACACCGTCTATCCCATATTCTAAACAAACTTTTTTCCACGGTTGTAAGTTTGTTTCTGTAAAATCACCATACACTTTTTTCATGATTATTTTTCCACGCTTTTTAACCAACTCGTGTAGTACTTCAAAATATTGTGGATTCATGTTATCTCCATCAATAAAAATACCAAAATTATCCATCGATCCACCAAAACAAGAAAGAAATTCAGACATTTAAAATGAAAAACTGTTTATTATACGAGTGCTAGCTTTTAAATCAACTTTAATATATCACAATTCGTGTCTAATTAATAATAATTAAAAGTCCCATACTTCCATGTAAACGCGTATAAATCTAATTCATTAATATCAATATTTGAATAGACCATTACATTATAAAATGAAGACTCGGGATGAAAAAAATTAGTATTTTTAATATTACAATACTGTGATATATCTAATTCTTCTAATATTTTTTTTGTAGTTCTTTTATCTGCAATAAAAAATGTATTAGGTAAAGATGGTTGATTGTGAATAGAAAATTTAGGATGATTTGCAACATATACTGTATTATTCAAATTTTTTATTACATCACTGTAAAAATTGCTTAAATGATTATTAAGGCAAGTATCGGTTCTTAATGTAATTATAAAATCAAAATTAATGTTTTGAGATTTTTCAAAATTAATAATTGTAGTATAGGACATTTTTTTAATATATAATCCTAATACATAATGTTCAATATTTTTATAAGAATTGCTATAATCAAGTGTATAATTATTAATTAAATAATCATATTTTGATAAATCTGGTTTTTCAATTAAATTAATATACGAATTTTTAAAATGTTTTTTGAATTCATCTACATTTTCAGTATCCCAAGTAGTGTATAAAATACTATAATTAATATTATTATCATTCGAATGTATATATTGATTAAATTCAATAATAGTATTTTCTATATTTCTTGGCTGTCCAAAATAATTTAAGCAAATATGCATCTCTATAAAAATATAATAATAAAATTTATTTTATTATTTACTAATAACATTTTCATAAGCCTGTTGGCTGTCCAAAATAATTAAAGCAGATGCATTTTTTATAAAAAATATCAAAATTATCCACTGATCCACCAAAACAAGAAAGAAATTCAGACATTTAAACTGAAAAACTGTTTAATATAGTAATTTGAATTTTTTAAACCACATTTTATTTTAAAAAAATCTATTTTATCAACATATAAAGCATGAAAAAAAAACCCTTGTCTCTACAAGAATGTCTGGACGATATACGCCGCCAATATCGGCTTTCTGTCCCAGTTTTTCAGGAGCTCGTCCAAGCCGCCAAAAAAATGAATCAATGCAATTTGTGTCATTCTTTAATCGATTCTACTTCTAATCAAATCGAGTTAAAATGTCCTGATCGACATTTATTTCATACATCATGTCTCTTCCCTCTTTTTTTAGAGAATGGTAATTGTCCAGTATGCCATTTTCCTGTCCTCTCCAGCGCCCAACGACCTCTTGACAATCTGACCTCAAATCCTACTGGTATATTTGTTGTCAAAGAACCCGCTCCCGCCGCAATTATAAATTATGCCACGAATACTACTCTTTATCGATACAATGCTGAAGGAATTGACGATTTTGGATGGGGATGTGCTTGGCGTTCGATTCAGACCTGTCTTAGTCATTACGGGATCACAATTTCAATTGCCGATCTTTATCACCGATTTGGACGAGAGGAATCCATGGTCCTTCTTCATCGTCAGCTCTATCCTAATCAACCATGGACCATGAGTTCTTCCTACGCGGACCAACGAGGATGGGCTAATCCTATCATCGGACAATTGATCTTGCATGCGGTTGGTATCCAATCTGATATTTTCTTTGTAAACGGTATAATTCAATCTGCAAAACATTATTCTTGTCCCATCCTCAATTTTCATCTTTTACAACAACGCCTGGTACAACATTTTCAGACGCATAAGAGTCCCGTCATGATCGATGATGATCTCTATGCCATGACCATTCTCGGTATCGGAATCCATGATGGTCTAACTTCTCTGTTGATTGGAGATCCCCATATTATGCCGAATATCACGATTCCTTCTCTTGGTATCTATGTCGTTATCCTTGATGAACAAGGAAATTTTCTGGATACATCGCTAACTTCGGCGCAAAAGAAACAGATGCTTGGTCCAGGTTCTTATGAGGGTATTCGCTTTGCTCGTAAGAATTGGATTGTTCTTTTTCCTACGATCCGTTTTGGTCAACCTGTCGACGATCTGAACCCCTATTGTCATCTGTCAAATCTCTTGTCGTAAGGGGTATCATCCGTAATATCAAATACTTTATTTTAAATATAATCATACACCGATTTGTTATCGGGTATCGGTTCTACAACCTTTGGTTTTTTCTTTGCGGGTTTGCGTTTTACTGGTGCCTTGTATTTTTCATCTCCCAGTAAAATTATGGGTGCATATTTAGCTTTCAACTCTGACATAACTTTATAATGTTTGACATGATAATCGTGTAAATTAGTGACAAAATCTTTTCTGTGAAACACTACATTCAACAATTGATCCAAAGGCTCCGATAAACATCCTAAATAATAAAGCCTATCGAGACGCAATAAATCTCGATGACTTTTATAATAAATTGGATCTTCTACGCGCTCACATAACTTTGCCTTTGAATCAATATGATTTATAATCAAGAATTCAATTCGAGATCCTGCTTCGACAGGCTTTCCACGAAGTGTCATTTTATGTGCTAGTTGTACATGTGCAGGTTTCGATCGTAGTATATACTCTTCAAACCAAGCATTTTTAGAAAATACAGCTTCGTTGGTCAAATTGCTGTTAAAATATTCAATCTTGAATCCTTCTTCGCCTGGAAAAGTGTGAATACCTAAATCCTCCAATCGTTTCTTCATCTTTTTATACTCGGTAGGAAGTGGTCGAATCTTGTATTCTTTATTGACCTGTTTTGAAATCACAAAATAACTTCGTTGGGTCACGCGCCATTGCATCAGCTCCAAAACATGATTGTTGATGAGTTCATACACCGACGCTTGGGAATCGCCATTCATTAAAGATCTCACGACCTTTTCATACAATACACGAATCCATTTACAATTATCTCGACGAGCAAGCAGTACACCACGAATCGTCAATTTTTCATCCAATTCGCCATCTTCACCACAAGTATATGCCATGTATCTCTTCTTGGTCAATATAAGGAATTTCTTATAAATCTTTTCCTCAAAAACCAACTTCATTGGAGGTGGGAATAATTTTAGTAATTGATCTTCTACCTTTTTGGCCATTTGCCACGATTTTTTGGCGTCCGTGTATCCTGGAAAATGGCAATAAATACTATCTGTATTTTTAACAATCAGGTTACCAATACCTGCGTGAAAAGTTCCATCTTCCGTCTCAATATCGTATACAAAATCTTTACAGGATCCAAGTTTTTCAATCTTAAGGATGCGACCCAAATGCTGTTGTTGATGATTGGGGAAAAACAACACCTTGTCTTCTTTTTCCTCGAGTATCGTATTTGGAAACTTTTGACTCATATACAAATAAAGCATCATAATATCATTCTTTTCATTTGGCTGATTTTTTTTGTTAAATACTACAGTACCATTTGCCAAAATCTCCATCGCATCTGTAATTTCCAGCGAAAGCTCCAATCGCTTTGATTCCCAAAAATCAACCGAATTCCAATACAATAAATCATCTCCTACTTCAATATCGCCTGGTTTTTTCAAATCACCAAAAATATTGAGCAAACTATGATCTTCTGTCACTTCTACAATGCCTGAAGTTGTGGTCACACGAAACATTTGCTTGTTGGTGTAATGACGAATCACCTTGACGATGCGAGACCAACCACTCTTGGACATTACTTGTATATTTCGAATCGGTTCTACGCGTTCTTTTTGTGTCAATCCTTCCACACCAGGTTTAAATTCTGGATACTCCATTTTATCGTCTTCGTGCATTTCAAACAACGCTTCAATTGAAACGACGCGAATTCTATTTTGTTCGCAAATTGAAATTGGTGTATCCTTGGAAACTGAATCTCCATAAATGAGCTGTCCGTCATAAGTCTTCTTTACAAATTCAGCCGCCTTTTGAATGGATGCTCTACCCATTGCAGTCGTTGACATTGCACCAGGCATAAAGGGTAAATATCCTTTCTTGACACCCATCGCTCCATACATACTGTTTGCGGATAATTTGTAAGCAAGTTGACGCTTATCCAAAACAGTAAGTCGAGTTTCTGCTGCATCCTTGTCACTGCATTCCTTTTTAACACTCTTCATTTGCTTTTTTGTTTCTGAACGCTGGTTCAACAGATTTTTCAACAAGCTTGGAATCACACCGAGTGGTTCCTTTTTAAAAACATAACGATGACTGCCACAAAGAACGCGTGATTTGGAAGCACCAGCTTTTTTGACAGAAGTATCGTGTTCACAATTGATATGATCGTCCCACTCAATGATATGACAATCTTTCAAATTTACCTTGGATTCATCCACCACAAGTGTTGAATAATCAATATTGTAGGCAATAATCGTTGTGGGATACAAGGAACTAAAATCAAAAGGAATCACCCAATCATAAATACCAGGTTCTGGAGGGAAGACAAAAGCACCTGAATATCCTTGACATTTTTGTAAAAGTTCGTGATCTTGAATCGACTGAATCAAAATATTGTCGTGAAAACATTTCTTGTAAACCTGACTAAAAACTTTAATTTGTTGTCCTTTGGTAAACAAAAACATCATTGGTACATTACAAATTTTGGCCATTTCACTCAAACCAATCCATAATTGTAGTACACCAAATAGTTTCAACACAAGCGCAGAATCTTGCACACAGTATTTACCACATTGTGACAGTTTCTTGACACCATTCAAATCTCCCATACATCCAAGTTCATATGCCTTGAAAATATCCTGAGGTGTTAGAGGATCCTTTGTTTCACCAAGAAAAAAGGTAGAAACCGTTTTAAGTTTATAATTACTAAATTTATAGTCTCTTTTCACTACAGGGAGCAAGTCAACAAAAACTCGCCCTTCCGTATCTAAATAATGAAACTCTTGATACGAATAAGCAGACGAAGACCATTTTATTTCCTTTTCAGGCGCGTGTTTGAAATCTGGAATGCCAAGTAGATCAAACTCAGATAAAATATCCAGCATTTTGCATCGCTTAATCATATAAGGTATATCGAAACCAAAAATATTATAACCTACCACCATGTGTGGGTTTGTTTCTCGGATTAATTTTGTAAAGCCCAACAGCAAATTCTTTTCATCTTTGCACTGTATGCAAATTACATCTTTGCCAACAATTGAAGAAGTTACTTTGCCTAGCGTCAATAAATATTTTTGTGTTGTGTTGGGAAACTTTTCCAATACACAACTAATTTGAAAAATCTTGTCTGCTTCTACTTCAGCTAGAGGCATTCGTTGCGGATTGGAAGAATAAACTTCGATATCAAAAGAAAGAACAGTAGGAACGGGAATACCTAGAGCAATCTCTTCTTTTGAAGTCGCTGCCTGTAGCTTTTCATAATGAACTGTATATTCCTCATAAGCACCAGATACTCGCTCTTCGGTAGCAACAGGACATCCATCAAAATGGATCCAACCTGCAGTCGGTAGATTTTTAGAAACTATAAGCTGCAAAAGAGGAGTCGCTTCGTGCTCGTGACAAGCAATCGTGTAATGCTTTCCAAGAGAACGAACAACATAATTCTGAAGACTGTAAAAAACATTTCTTCTGACTTGAAGAGTTGAAAAACGAAGCTTAAAAAACGGATATTCAGCTTGATCGTCAAAATAAAGCTTTTTTTTATGTACCAAATAAAATGTATTCTTTTGCAAGTGTTTACACCTTTCTACAATTTTATTTTTAATGGGAGATTTTAATTGGTCCCAATCATTACTCGTTTCTCCACCGCTTTTAAATTCTAAATAAATCCACGGCTGAAAGTATTTTATATGAAGAATAATTGTCTTTTGATCTTTTGTTATTGCATAGGCTCGAATAACGAGCTCTTTTTCGCCTTCTTTATTAAATTCATCGTCAACATACCAATGATAAATAAAACCTATCATATTTTCTAAACTTGGTAATTTGATTTTTTTTATAATCATTTTTTCTTTAGATTCCAAAAAAATTATTGAATTAATACAATTTCAGTATCTTCGTTAAGACCGTTTTCAAGACTATAGACTGTACAAATTTTATACCATAAATGTCCCATATCGTAAAAGCTATAATAGCCAATTCTGTCTTTTAATAAATTATAAATATCAGTGTGTAACATTGCTTCAAAAAATGAAAATTGGAATGACAGGGAATTTTCAGTAAAAAATTTAGTAGATGAATAATATACTTTTAAATCTTCAGATATATCCTCAATTCCAAAATGTAATTTGTTAATCGTGTTTTCTGTATCTTCATACATGTATTCCATGCAAACGAGCAAAAATTTTTCCAAATCGAACACATCTTTTAATTTAGACATTAAATATGGCGCTTCGTATAAAATGCTGCTCATATATTCAATTTCAAAAGGTTTCCATCGTCTTACATTGATAATACTAGTGTATGGATGCACTTTTGATATAATTTTATGAAGCATTTCGCTCAAGGTGATTATTAAATTTGGTTTTTCAGGACACGAAAATAAATGCGGAAATAATTGTTTATTTTCCTCCAAGGTTTTATAAGTAAAGTATCTTTTTGTATCCAATTCTTGAATCCAATCCCATTTTATATTGAATGGTATTCTGGTGTTTGTACAAGGATTTGTACCGGATTGAATTAATTTTGGAATCATACTAGAAATAAAATAAAAGTTCTTGTTGTTTTCGGGGTAAAAAATGTATTGATCTTTGGGAGTTTGATAATCGTCCGAAAAATAAGGATTAACGACAATATCGCTTGGTTCAAACTGAATTGGTTTTTTGGTCAAGGTTTTATTAAATTTTTTGGACAAATATAAATGCCGTGTCCAAAAGTTTGGAATGTTGGATGGCATTTTGTAAAAGTCGCGTAACTTGTATTCCAAAAGTGGAAATTTTTTCAATAATTTCTTGTTAATTTGATTTAATGGCAGATTTCTACAACTTTCAAAAATTGGATGATTATAATATTCTGGATTTTCACACCCATAACATAAAAAAGTGTAAATTATGGTTTGGAATTCTTCTATTTCTAATTGCTGTCCTGTACAAGCAAATTCTTTTATATTATCCAAAAAATCACTACTTTTCCAACTTTCTAGAGAATATAAATACAAGAAAAATTCCAAGGGTGTCAAAATTTCTTTACCCAACATAATCTTGGTATTTGGGTTTGCACCCACATTTAACCACCATTCTAAATGATCAATATAATTCTTGTCTTGAAATATGTGCATTATTAATATATATAAAGCATTAAAACCTTTTTTTCCAGACTGATCAATATTTGCACCGTGTGTGATTAATAATTTAAAAGCCTCCTTGTGAAAGGTCTCTTGTTTCATCAATAATATAATTGGAGACCAAAGGATTGGTAGACCAAAGTTATCCAAGCCATTGATGTGAGAAAATAATTCTTGGGTATCCTTTACACTTTCAATTAAATCATTAATATCCTTTATTGGGTCCACTATGCTTTCACTCCATAAGTTTATTAAAAAGGACATCTCTATCCTTTACAATATTTTTATTTTGTAATTATGGAAATTTCATTCAAATAGAGGGGCCAAAATGTACTCATTTGTTTTATAATAAAACTTTCATCCTCGGCTGATTTTTGGTTTTTATTCATGTATATATTTTTAGTCACCAAGACTCGTTTCGGTTGAAATATAAATCCGCTAATATCCTGAATAAATCCATCCGAATAAATAATATCTTTGGAATTAAGTGTTTTAAACATTAGACCAATGATAACAAGAGACAATACCTTTTTTGATACCGTCATACTCAGGAAAAATTGATTCGATTTATTTAAAACAAAATTTTCCAACAACGTGTCCCGAATCATTTTTTTTTTGACATTTTGCCACTCATCCTTTTTTAATGATAAACGATTTCTAAGTACCTTTTCTCTTTGAATTAGTTTTTCTTTTTCGGAAAGAATACCTACACGAAATTTTAAAAGATTATATGTATCATTATAAATCTCTTCAATTGGCTTTTCGAGTTCTAGTTTGTATGTGAATTCTTTGTTCTTCATACAACAACATAGATAATTTTTTTGCAGATACAGTCCATAAGGACATTTACCGTAAGCCATGTCCTCATAGACGAATCGCCAAAAAGGATCATTTATAAAAGAAAGACATTTTATAAAGATGGGGTAGAAAATTGTTTTTTTCATAAAAACTGATGATTTATATTTTACTTGTTTTTTTTTTATATCACCATAAGTAAAAATGACAGAAATTTTTCACAGGCAAGTTGAAATACTGGAAAATCAAAAAGAGTTTTCTTTTGGAGAGCGAGGACAGCCTTTTAAATCATTTATTGAACAGCTTTTAAATCGAAGTCATCTAAAGAAGAAGTATATTGATCATTTGACGAATGACGATTCTATGAAACTTTATTCAGATGCATTTACTCATATTTCTATTGATGCCGATAGAAATTACGAATATTTGGAAATACTTGGAGATGTAACTTGTAACAAGTCGATCGTATGGTATATCAAGGAACGATTCCCACAATTACAAAATTCAGAGGGTGTCAAAGTCATTGCGCGTCTTAGGATCAATTTGGTATCCAAGAAAAATTTTGCAATGATTGCGGAGCGTCTAGGCTTTATCGATTTTATTTCGTGTGAAAAGGAAATCAAGGAACAAAAGGGAAAAAGTTTGCTGGAGGATGTATTTGAAGCCTTTTTTGGTGCCACGGAGCTACTTATTGATGGAATCTTAGGTAGTGGTTCGGGTTACGGAATATGCTATCGAATTTTAAAATCAATACTCAACGAGTTGCCGATTTCGCTTAAATATGAAGATCTGTATGATCCAATTACGAGGCTTAAAGAAACTTTTGATTTTTATCGTCAACAAGTTCCTGGTCGTCAATGCAATTTAATTTGGGGAAATATGCTTTGGGAAAATATAAAAACAGAATCAGGTCAAATTGTAAATCTATATCAGCATGATAAACTTACGAATCGTAAAAAGTTGTTGATTACAACCGAGGCTCCTCTTTTAGATGAGGCGAAACAGCAAGCTGCCAGTAAATATTTGCAAGCGCTGAATGATTACGGCTTTAAAAGACCAATTCCTGAGTATTACGCCAGAATTAATTCTGTAACAAGTGAACAAAAAAAAATTTAAAAAAACTTTAAATAAAAATATGGTTAATCGTTCAAAGTCATCAATAAATTATACAACGATTAAAAATACAAAAGAATATTATTATGGATTCGGTGAAAAAGTAGCAAAGGCTGCTAATGATAATTCTCAAGCAAATAGCAGTACATGTCTATCAAACGGGACCGAAGTGAGTTGTTATTCCGGTATTGTTTGTGAAGGAAACTCGACCCAAATTGCGTGTCCTGAAAATTCAAACATAATATCTGGTACAATCAAATATGGTCGATGGGAAAATCAAGTTTGCAAAGGGCAATTTATTCCAAATGGACCCAATTCAAAAAATTATTCCATCCCAACATCTTGTATTGGAAAAAATTCCTGTACCATTGATAAGAATGCATTAACGGAGGATCCATTACCTGGAATAAGTAAAGAATTTCAAGTTACATGGACTTGTCCTAATACTCAAATGGCTCCCTCAGGAGCACCTCTACCACCTCCTAGAGTACCATCCAAAAAATTTACCTATGACTTTTATTTTGATATTGATTTGACTAAACCTACTTTTGTTGATAATTGCATAAGAATGACGATTAAAATGCCTCAAAAAACAGATTCATTAACTTGGGATGGTGGTAGTAGTACAAAAATCAAAGGTGGGAGTTTCAATAGATCAGTTATCTTTCCTAATAAAGACGCTTTAGTAACTCCTAATAATACTTGGTTTTCAGGATGGAATATTTCAAATGTAACTGTAAGAGTTGGTGGAGGTAACAACAGTTGGTGCTTTTATCAAAATGCAGGTCAATTAAGATCTTTTAATGGCGGGTCAAACAATCAAGCTCCATTACAGCAATGTAATGGTGATCAGTGTATTAATTGGACAGGTTGGAAATGGAATCCAAAAGCTGGTAATGATAATTGTCCATGTTCAGGTTCTAATAATACTCAGGAAATGAGATCTGATGGCTCTTATGACTGCTATCAACCTACTAGCTATTATTGGTATTCTAGTGCTAATTTAATACCGGATTCTGAACCAACAGTTTTTTTGATCGAGCCTGTAGACAATAAAACTAAACCTATAAGTGTTACTTATAAAGTAAGTTATACAATTGGTTTTCCAAATTTGATTTCTTCAGATGAAATTGATGCACTTTTAACAAAAGTTGGTCAGTTTGCATTCTCTGCGACTTCCATCAATAAATCATCCGATGCTGCACAACAATTAGTTTTAGATTATTGTAACAATAATGGTGATTCTGTGACTAGCAAAATATGTAAACCACAAAAAAATGTAATGGAATATTTTAAGAATTCAACCCAAAATCCAATAACAGTAAAATATGGATGTGATGCTTCCTACACCAATTGTCAACAAGGATGGATGAATTATTGTGATGATCCGAGTTCTTTTACTAGTACTGCGTGCCAAAACTTTTTTGCTTCAAGTTATACTCCAACAGCAACAATTAATGCAAATGTCCAAGCTTTGTTGCAACGAAATTGTGCAAAAGCTGCTGTAACAAATGGTACTGTAAACTCTCCACTAAGTCCTGATTTACAATCTGTATGCGGTTGTTATTTTCCACAGAGTGTCTATGACGATTTTAAAGCTGGAATTACCAAGAATAATCCTGGACTTGCTTCCTTCTTCTCTACACCTCAATGTTATTATCCAATGTGTAATACGAACCTCTCATTACAACCAAATAAAGCGGCTTCCGCAGTATGTCCAAGTAATACGATTACTCAATGTATTACCAATACGACCAACAATTTGAATGCGGGAGGAAATATTTCCAATGTTCAAGTCCAAAACAATGCAGTTCAAAACTGTGCTGCAAGTTCTACTTCAGGAGCGAGTGCCAAGGCAGAATCGACACCTGTTAGTAGTAAAGGTGCTGCGGCTCCAGAATTACCTACACCTGCTGCAAAATCTCCAGCACCAGCCCCAGCTTCTCCAGCAGCACCAGCAGCACCAGCTGCTCCAGCACCAGCTGCTCCAGCACCCGCAGCACCTGCTCCAGAAAAAGGTGGTGGTTGTATTATTTTGTAATTGTTTGAAAATTGATTTTAATTTAATATAATGATAATTTTATAAAAATGGATTGTACTATATGTTGTTTTTCCTTTAATAAGAAAACAAGAAAACCTATTGATTGCCCCAAGTGTAGAGAAAAAACATGCGTAGAGTGTATTAAAAAGTTTTTATCCTGCACTTTACAAGATCCTCATTGTATGCATTGTAATCATGTTTGGGATTTGTTTTTTACCAACAAAATATTACCCAGAAATTACATGTCAACAGAATGGCGAAGCTCTCGTGCTGGTCTGTTGTTGAATCGAGAGAAATCATTTTTTCCTGAAACTATGCCTTTGGTCGCACTTGAAATTGAAAAAGAAAATTTGTATGATGAATTAAGAAAAATCGAAGATCAAGAACGATCCCTAAAAACGAGAAAAAACACGATTTATCGTAGAATTTATGAAGTAGAGCATCCAACTGCAAACACTTCAATCCCTGCTAATAAAGATGCCTCTTCCTTTAAAATTCGTCAATGTCCTACAGCCAATTGTAAAGGATTTTTAGACACGCAAAATGGCTCTTGTATTATTTGTAAGCAATCTTCGTGTTTACAATGTAATACTAATAAAGTCGAAGGTGTTGAACATGAATGTAAACAAGATGATTTGGACACCTGGCAGCATATCCAAAAATCTTCAAAACCTTGCCCTAACTGTGCGACGCGTATTCAACGATCCATGGGATGTGCCCAAATGTGGTGTCCTGGTTGTCATGTTGCGTTTAATTGGAACACTGGACAGATTGAGAAAGGTCCAATTCATAACCCTCATTTTTACGAATGGGCCGATCGATTAGGAATTCAACAACCTGTTCCAGCCAACCGAGTAAATCCTTGTGATGCGAATCGAGTTTGGTACTATTATACTTATACTACTTCGATCATTCCATCAGAAGAACGAAAAGCATTCCGTGAGATTCATCAGCGATTAAATCATATTATTAACAATGAAGTGGTGGGTTTGCGTGAAAAAGTACAAAGAAATAATACAGATTTGCGTATTAAATTTTTGAGAAATCAAATCACAGAGGAACATTACAAGAAAATTTTAATTCATCGAGAAATTCAACATCAAAAAGATGTTCGAATGTTGGAAACTATGGATACACTTAATATGGTCATTGTTCCTTTACTGCAACAATTTATTAGCAATGAAGTTAATTATGAAACATTAATAAATCAAATTAAAAATGTCGAAAAATTTGTTAATGAAAGTATATCCGAAATTAATGATTGTTTTAAATCGAAGATTGGACCAATAAAAATTTTTGGAAATTTGCACTAATAATATAAATAGCAATCTGTACTACAAAATAAAAGTTTGGATGTACTAAACCACGAATCTTCCCCTTTCCACTTACAATGACAAGTATGACATTCGAAAACTATATATTCCAACACTAATTCCAACAATTCTTGCATTTAATTCTATCAAAAGAATTAAATTTATTGACATTCCAAAACCCCATCATTGTTGACACATGTTTGTCCTTCTTCACATCGTGGAGTACAAGTTAAATATTGTTCTTCCATTGCCATCTTTTGTGTATTCAACAATGTTAAAATTAAGAGTACCGTAATTGTAATTAAAAACGAAAATAGAAATAATTGGACATACATTTTATTAAATAAAATTTTTTATTTTTTACAAATATGATTTAAAATTTGTACCCTCTCAATAAAATGTTTAAACGAATACTTCCTACTCTTACTCGATTTAATAAAAGTGATCCCTTGGGTACTTTTTTACATTTGAATCAGGAACAAAAATTAATTTCCGATTCCGTAAAACAATTTGCACAAACGGAATTAGTTCCTAAAATACGCAATGACTTTCAATATGAAAATTATGACAAGTCGATAATTAAAAAAATGGGAAATTTGGGTATTTTAGGATGTTCTAATACGGATAAAGTATCTTATGGACTTGTTTCTTGTCAATTAGAAAAAGTCGATTCTTCGTATCGTTCAATGTGTTCTGTACAATCTTCCTTGGTAATGCTTCCAATTCAATTGTACGGTTCTGAACAACAAAAAGAAAAGTACTTGCCATTGTTGGAAAAAGGAGATATTGTTGGGTGTTTTGGTTTGACGGAACCAGATGCAGGCTCCGATCCAAAATCAATGAAAACAACGGCAACCAAATTAGGCGATAGCAAATATATCATTAATGGATCCAAAAACTGGATATCAAACTCACCAATTGCTGATATCTTTATTATTTGGGCGCGTCTGGGTGCAGAAATTCGTGGCATAATTTTGGATAGATCCATGACAGGTCTAACAACTCCAACGATTACAAATAAGGCATCTATGCGTGCTTCAAAAACAGGTATGGTTGTTATGGATAATGTAGAAGTACCAGAAGAAAATATTCTCCCATTGAGTAAAGGATTACCTTTAATTCCATTAAATTTGGCTAGATACTCGATAAGCTGGGGTGTTTTAGGAGCCGCTGAGGATTGTTTAGAAAAAACTTTGGCGTATGCTTTGGAAAGGAAGCAGTTTGGCTCGTCTATCGCCTCGAATCAAATCGTTCAACAAAAGTTTGCCAACATGTACACAGAGCTTGCTTTAGGGTATCAAGGTTGTATGCAAGTCGGTATATTGTTGGATAATGATCATTTTATTCCAGAAATGATTTCACTCTTGAAAAGAAATAATTGTCAAAAGGCGTTAAATATTGCTAGAGAATGCAGAGATATTTTGGGTGGTAATGGTATTAGCTATGATTATGATATTATTCGACACATGTTGAATTTAGAAGCAGTGAATACTTACGAAGGAACAAATACAATTCATACATTGATTTTGGGCAAAGCGATTACGGGTATTCAATCATTTAAACATTAATTTCATCCCAATATTTTTGCGAACTTGCAATTCTTTGTTTTGTATTAGATCCAGCCATATGATAAATATAGGGTTGTTGTGCAAATTTTTCACCAGGAACAAAATGTTGTAGAAACCCATAAGGTAAAACTACACTGTTTTCTACAATGTTGGCAAAATTAATAGAGTACATATATTGCAAAACTCCTTGATCATTGTATAAGTAATATTTGTCATTCATATAGTAACCCAATCGTTTGTAATACAAATCAATCGAATAAGCCCATTCTGTCAAAATTTGTATACTTTTAGGACAATTTTTAACAATAAATACACCTGAATTTAATTCAAAATCGTGTTTTTGATTCACATCACCGCTAAATAAAAATGCCTTTTCTGAATATTGTTTTATAACATTCATAATATCTGGAGCATCCATATAAAAATGCGCGTCTGAATCTATATACATTACATGATCGTAGTTTTGTATATATTCTAAAATTAAAGGTAATCGTTCCCATTGCGCTGGTTTGTAGCGAAAAGTTTTTTTATCAGAACGAATGATATCATGTCCATACTTTGAACAATAAATTTTGTTGATTTCAAAATTAATATCTGCATATTCGCGAATCGCAGAATTATACCACATTACTATACATAATTTAGGAGAAGACATTGTCCTATATTTAAAAAATATTATTTAATAAACAATATGCAACAGAGATTTTTGAATGACACTCAGATTATACCCCAAATTTTGGGAAGTTGCGAGTTATTAAAAGCATTACAACAACAATTTCCTTTTGTACATTATGAAAATCCAGATTTTGTAGTACTTGTTAAATTATTTGATAAAATTGTAATTCAAGATTATCCTGATAATTCACTTATTATTTGTATTGGAGATTCACCTGCAAAAATGTGTGACATTCAATCCAAAATGAAATCTTGGCCCAAAAATACCAAGCTATTTTATTTTCCGGTCTCTAAAACGGTGCTACATATGCCTCAAAAACAATTCTACCAAGATATGGAAGATTTTGATGGAGAGGATTGGGACGAGTTCTTTGAACCCATATTGTACGATAATCTAGAAGCTCCTCATGTCGATCGTTACATCTCCTTTTTACAACAACGAGGCATTTTGGATGAATTTATTTCTGCGCTTGCTGGTACTCGTAAAATTGTTTTTGTGGATTTTATTGCCTATGGAAATTCTTTTGTTGGATTATTTTTATACCTGTTTGTTCCAATGTTGTACAAATTAGGATTTGATATGCAAAATTATACTTGTGAAGTCGTCTTTCTTGTCGATCCCTACAATGAACATCATCAAATTGCTGATGCGCTAAAATTTATGTTGCAAACATATTTTGTTCGCCGACGAATAATTTTTATTGAGGATGTTTTGAGTCCCAACAGCGCACAAGAATTAACGGATTTCTTTATGGAATCACCGGCGCGAAATATTCAACAAGTGATTGCACCGCAATATGATTATCCACAGGTTATCCCACAAAAAAAGGATTACATGCCCCTTTTGCTACTAATGTACGCCAACATCATTTTGCATCAAGAATTGCGCAAATTGTTTACCTTTCTTTAGGATTCTGGATAAAAATAAATATGAGATTCATAAACATTTAACTGTGTTGAGGTCGCAAATGCAAATATTGAATCATATTTTTTTATCCAATGTCAGTATCACAAAACTTGACACGAGATTGATTTGACATGTTTCAAATAAATTCTCTAGGCAATCCAGCTGTCATTGATGGCAAGGTATGCTTCAATAACAGATCTTTTAGCAGGGGTAGTGTAGTTGATAGTAGCAGCAGATACTTTGGGTACATAATCGAGGGCAGTTTTAGATACTAATCCAGTACCGGTCAATTGGGTAGGATAGTAATTTCCAGTAAATGGCATACAGTTGTTAGACCAAGTTCCCTTGGTGGGGAGAGAAATTTGTGGAACAATTTTGTTTACAATAGCTAATCCAGACATCTTATCTAGAATTAGTAAATATTTTTTAAAGTTTGAAAAAAATAAACAAATGTCATCAATATACAATCACATACATCATCTTTCTTTTTAAAAGTATCCATATAATCTTGAATCACTGGATCACATTCAATTAATTGAGATACTTTTTCGATCGACCAATCTTTGCGATCTTTTTTTTGACGAAAGGCAACTCCGAAACACGCCGTTTTGTAATTCGCACCAAATTCCAAAATTTTCTTGGTCGGATGACGAATCATAAAATAAGCCAAAATATGTTGTGAAATTTTCAGCGCCTTGACATTATAAATTTTGCCTGTACTCATTTGCTGTTCAATCAAAAATACATCGACGCTACTCCAAACATATTCGAGGGAATCCAAATAGGCGTGTATTTTTTTATAAATTTCCATCATATTTTTTGAATTTGTTTCTACAGTGGCAGTCGCATCAAAAATATCAAAATTTAATATATTCATTTGCTCTACAATACTGTTTTCTATGGTATCATTAATGACAGACGATAAATTTAGCTGTTGCGGATTATTTCGATAACTAACACTGCTCCATGCTAAATTTTTGAAACCAATATCAAAAGCAACAATAATCATTTACATAAAACTCGCAACTCTTTAATTGAAAAAATTTTTAAATCATTATATAAAAAATGGATTCTGTTCAAGGATTATATCAAAGACACGCTGATTTGTATCAAGCCCAATTTATTCATTCTATTGAGGATGAAATTGCGCAAGTTGACATAATTTATTATCATCGAGATTTTGGAAAAGCATTTAACAAGTATAATGAAATTGAAACTAAAATTTATGAAAAGCTTGGCACATTACATCCATTGTTCTATTTTATACATTTTAAACTTGCAAATTGTTTGATTTGGTTAAATAAAGAACAAGCTTTTGAAATGTTTGAAGATATATACTATCATTTTAGGGACGCAGAACCAAAACCAGAGTATTTTGATTTTGCAGAAGCTTGTTATCGTTATTTAGATAATCGAGATATACCTAGAGCGATTTTCTTGTTGGCACAAGAATTAAAAAAGCGAGAACATAATCATGAATCAGAATTTAGAATCATGGAGGTTTATAGCATGTTGGCAAAAGTATTATTTGAATATGAGTGTTTAGGACCAGAAAAAGATTGTGCGCAATCATTAGAAATGTATTATAATATTTACGAGTATCGAATGCAATTATTGGGACAAGAACATCCTCATACTTTAGCAGTGGTATCCACTTTACTATTAGGTCTTGCAAAGACAGAGTTGGAAAATTGGGATCGTTTTGAAGAATTATATAAAATTTATTTTACTCATGCAAATATTGATACATTGAATTACAAATATTTACAGTTTGTAGAACTTGGAATCACTGATGTTGCCGTTCTTCAAAGATTAATTAATATACTTTTGACAATCGTGGATCGTCGAGAAAAAGATTTTAATTCAATGTTGATTATTAGAAATATTTCATACGGTTATATGCTTTTAGGTGAACTTCAGAAAGCAGAAGCAGCACTAGAGAGCATTCGGACTTATAATCAAGATGATAGTAAACCAGATAATCGTCAAATCCCCATCAAAAGTTTACAACAACATTTGGGTCGCAAAAAAACATATGCCAAAAGAGTATTGAATATAATGCTGAAAAATTATATTTCTGGAAGTGGGAGCAAATTTCAAACTCAAAAACAGAAAATTTCTACAAGCAATTTGGAACAATTTCTTCAATCACAAGGAATTCAAGGCGTTGAAACAAGACAAGCAATGTTGGAACAAATTGAAAACTTGAAATCCAAGAAAATTGCTTCCATCTTATTACAAAATTTGGTACGCGGGCAAATTAGTTTTCAAGCATTTAAAAGTGATTTGGCAAAAATTCCTAAACAATTACTACAACAGTATGTTAAAACTAATGGAGGCGACCCTACTGGTTTGACTAAACAGCAATTAGTTCAACGCATCCAAGTTTTGGTTCAACAGAAAAAGCAGAGACAACAACAATCGATACCACCTCAATACAGAGGTATTAAAATAGATGACATTATAAGTATGGAGCAATTTACAATTGTCGAGTTTTTACAACAACCCAATAAAATTGTGATCCGCAAAGGTGACAAATATTTTGGGTGTGATCTTCGTCAAATGGTTCTAGGTTTTGCTGGACAAGAAGATTATTTGTTCTTTCCACGACCCAATCAATTTTGTATACCTAGAGATCAATTATTACCATTACTTCAGGATGGTCAAAATATATTTGAAGTGGATGAAAGTACAGAACCTATTGAAGTACAACTTGATAATGATTATGGAAGCTCCGTAAAGACTACTACGAATGATATTATCGGAACTCGTCTTTTGGGTTCATTAACACTACAACAAGTTCAATTAAATGATTTTGGAGGTCAGCAACAGCAACAACAACAAAAGCAGCAGCAAGTGCAACAGCAGTATAATCAACAACAAACGGCAATGATCAATCATTTATTACAAATGGGATATCGTCCACGATCAACAGTTATTCAAGCTTTACAATATTCGGGTTTTGATTTAGCTACTGCTGTTAATTATTTGAGTCCTCAGCATGTAGATTAATTTAATTCTTTTTTTTATTTAAAGAATAAAAATGGAAATAACTGTAAACAATATAGGCCAATTTAGGTTTATCTCGTCTACTTGTCCTCAAAGTCAACAAGATATAGATGTATTTTTAACTCGACCTGAACCGACTTTTCTTGATAAATTTTTCAACGCATTCGCTCCACAGGATATTCAACAAGGTGCTCTACGAACTGCCAGTATGGACGCATTGAATTACTTGATGTTTGCAAATGGGAATTGTATACTAATCATTGGAGAAATAAATAATGATGGTGTAGTGCGAATTTTATGTATAAAAGAAGGGTTAGTGCATGTTGTACAAGAACCTAATTTTGTACCAGAGCGGGTTGAATTTGCTTCGGTTCGATTGTGGAGCTATCCTATTGGTGGTGGCAGTGCGATTGGTCCTGCACTTTCAAGCAGTTTGGTTGGTCCATCAAGTACCTCAAGTAGTTCAAGTTTACCAGGAGGCTTGTTTGGTCAACCTCCTAGCACCTCAAGTTCATCTGGAGGCTTGTTTGGTCAACCTCCTAGCAGCAGCACAAGTTTTTCAGGAGGCTTGTTTGGTCAACCTCCTAGCAGCAGCACAAGTTCATCTGGAGGATTGTTTGGTCCTTTGAGGAAAAGTGTTGATGGTCGTTTAAGAAAAACCATTCAACCAAGAAGAGGTGCAACTATGGTATCTGGTGGTGGTGGTGGAGGAGGTGGTACAGATGCTACTTCTACAGGAGGTCTCCCTCAAACGATTGCAGTAAATACAGACTGTAGTATATGCACAGAAGATTTTTCTGCCGATGATCGTGAAATATCTCAAATAAACTGTGAACACGGTCCACACGCTTATCATAGTCAGTGTTTATTACGAATGCGAGCATCCGGAGCTCGCAATAGATGTCCTATTTGTAGAGATTACTTTTCAAGAATACGAGCCGTCAGAAGAAGACCGGCTGCTGCAGCAGCTGCTCCAGCTACACCAGCTGCACATACTTCCAGTAGTAGTTCAAGTAGTAGTGCAGCAGCCGCTGGAGGCGGTGGTGGAGCACTCCCTCAATCAGGTGCAGTTAATACAGACTGCGCTATTTGTACAGAGGATTTTTCAGCCGATGATCGTGAAATATCTCAAATAAACTGTGAACACGGCCCACACGCTTATCACACTCAATGTTTACAACGAATGCAAGCATCTGGAGGTCGTAGAACTTGTCCTGTTTGTAGGGATCCTTTTACAACAAGACGAGCTGTCAGAAGAAGAGCAGCTGCTGCAGCAGGAGGTGGTGGAGGCGGTGGCGGAGGTGAAGGCGCGGCTCCTTCACAACAGCAAAGAAAAATTCAACAACTTATGCGTATGGGAGTAAGTAGACAAGTTGCAAGACAAGCTTTGCAAGCAGCAGGTGGCGATGTTAATATTGCAGGTAATTTATTATTATTACAATAAGCAAATAAAATGATGTCCGATACTTGATATAAAATGCATCAAGGAATGATAATCTTCCGAAGTATTTATATTAGAATCAAATATAAAGCATTTGCAGATATAACCATAGCAATACAAAGCCAAGACAGCTAAAAATGATCCCAAAATAATAAAAGCAAGCCATGGATTGTATGAGCTGAAGAACAATAGAAAAAATCCATTGCATACAATACAAACAATTGGAAGTTTATCCAACAAATTTGTGTATATTGTGTTTTGATTATGAACAATAAAAGAAGTAATGACAAGTATTAGAAATAATCCACCATACAAAAAGTAGTTTTTACTCCAACAAGAAACAACATTTGTCAAGAATATAAACGCGCTGATACCTAGACTTTTCAATTTTTATTAAATTGAAAAAATAATTTATTCAATTAATTTGGCTCCCACCCTGGGACTGAACCAAATGATTTATTATATTGGCTCGCGATTTTATTCAAGGCATCCATCCATTTCCAAACTGTTTCTCTATCATTATCATCAAGTTGATTAGATAACCAAAGATTTTTAAAATGATTCACCTTGGAATCCGCGACGGAAGCACCAGAATATAGTAATGTATTATCGAGAAAGAATTTTTCATTTCGTGATTTGACTTGTTCTGCACAGGGTAACAAATCTCGAATAAAGCGACCCAAAACATCCGCCATGGGTACTTGATCCTTAATAAAAATACGAATAATTACAAAATCTCCTTCGTGAGGAAATTGTTCAATTAATTCATCCAAAAAACTAACAAGAACCATTCTAAATTCACGGATCAAGCTAATCTTTTTTACTTCATTATTGTCATTCATCTTTCATTTTAAATTTCCAAATCTTTAAATTGTTTGAAACAAGACAGGCTAAAAATATTAAACAGCTCCCCAAAATGTCAGTGACACCAATATTTTCATGTAAAAATATCATGGAAGTTACAAGAGCCCAAATTGGTTCTGTTGTCAAGATAAGAGCAGTATCTTCCGCATCTACAAAACTTGATATTTTGGTCTCCAACGCAATTGCAAACGCCGAAGTTATACATCCTGTATACAACAATGCTAAAATATTTTGTGACTGTGTCAAAATCGTCCAATTCAAGACAAAATCTTGTCGAAAAATTGAATAAATTAAGCTACAAGTGAATACCGTCAACATTTGAATAAACGCCATGTTTAATTCTTTTCCTAGATATTTTGATTTATATTTTTCTAGTAAAATATAACCCATTCCAAATCCCAACGGTTGTCCCAATGATTGAATAATACCGATCCATCCATTTGATGCCAAAGAAGGTAATGTAATTAAACCTACACCAAAGATTGCGATAACACTTGAAATCCAAATTGTATTTGAGATTTTTTTCCCACGTAATCCATTTAGTAATGGAACAATGATAACCGACAAGGAACAAATAAATGCACTCTTGTTGGAATCAATGCTTTCTAAACCAAGTGCTTGACTAAAATAAGCAAAGGTGACCCATAATCCAATTTCAATACCAGCCTGCCATAATTCTTTTGTAATACCAAATGACCACGGGCTAAGTGAAATTGTTGCTAAAAAAAATCGAATTGTATTCAAGGTTGATGTATCGATCGAATTTTCCAATACTTTGATCGCACCAAAATTCGATCCCCAAATCATTGCCAAAAATAATAAACCAGCCTTGTATTTTAATTTTGAATCTGATTTTGGTTGGAGAACTTCAACAGGCATCACAGGCAAACTTTGATTTTTATTGTAAAAATCTTTTGATGGGATAATTTTAGAAGATATAATTTTTAAAGGCGGTCGTGGAGGAGGTAAAGGAACAAATGCATAACAGTTGGAAAATAAGAATAAAAAGAAAAATAATTTTAGCATATTGTTTTTCTTTTAATTTTTATTCCCAACAATCAATTTTAATTACATTGTGATTTTTGATTTAATTTATATTTTAAGTAATAAAAAATGCAATATTATCAAGAGCATAAAGACGATCCAAACATATTATGTCATTTTTTGGAAACAAAGTTTGTATCGAAAAATAAATCTTTACAATTTACTTTTAATCATGTATTTAGTAACCCTACGATCGATTATGATACAGTCTCGTCTCAAAGACAACAGTCGTGGAGACAACAGTCAACTTTGGAAAATTCTGATTTTTTAGATAATTATCAAATTTTACTCGATGCCATAAAAAAATATCAATGGAATCGAGTGGATTCACTCTTTCTTGAAAAATACAATACAAAAGAGCATTTTCGATTACTATTTGCATTGTTGACAAAGTGGCACTATTCGCAAAAAATTATATCTAGATTACAATATCAAACAAGCTTGGGAATTCAACAAGTTCGCTGGGCAATGAGCCCTGATAATAAATTCTTGGACAATTTAAATAACACTCCCTATGCGAGATACAAACATTTAGGTATTTCTTTTGCAAAAGTAAAAGATTTGACGAAACAAGAATACAATGATTTATATCGCCTTTCCGTGGATTGTTATCCATTTTTACAACATAAAATAGTTTATAAAAAAGCAATAAAACTATTTGGAATTACAGAATTTACCTATGGAATTCCAGAAACTTATAATATATCAAAATGCAGCCCTGCCTATCGTCCTTGTTTGGTCTTAGGTTCATTGAAAGCGTGTACCTTGTTGAAATTTATAAAAAATTACAAGGAAAGACCATTTGTTTGTCATCATCCCGATTTGAAACAAAATAGCACATCCTTTGATACCTTTGAAAATCAAAATATCCTGGAACATTGGCATCATGATTATTTTCACATGCTAAGGGGAATCCGAACTGGAAAACAAGTATTGAGGCAAGATTTGGAAAATCAACAACAATGTCTGAGGATGATTGACAATGGAATAATGATACATGATTCACTTGATTATCAACAACAACAACAACAACAATTATAATAAATTTTTTCATTATTGTCAAATATAAAGACTATAAAATTTAATTACTAAAAATGAAAATTTTAATTCGACCCACTAAATATACCGACATTCCTGGTATGATTAAAGTAAATATTGAATCATTACCAGAAAATTATGACAAATTATTTTGGGATCAACAATTTCACATTGGTAAAGAACATTCTTTTGTAGCCGTCTTTGGTTCCGAGGTTGTCGGTTATATTTTTTGTAACAAAGATTCAATTATTTCTTTTGCCGTTCAAGAGAAATATAGAAAAAAGGGATTGGGAAGAGCGCTTTTGCAACATTGTGTAAGCACTTATTGTACCCCTGTGAATCTTTCTGTACGAGTGAATAACACCAATGCGATAAAATTATATGAATCATTTGGTTTTACAATTGAAAGAACTATTCCTAATTATTATTACAATCCGATAGAAGATGGTCATAGCATGATTAGACTACCGATGAACACACTATATCAATTGGTCAAAAAAATCAATATCATATTATAATTTATAAAAAAGGGTCTGTCTTTAATGAAAATTTTATTAAATTTTCTTCAGCCTCAGAAATATCAGGTAATAGTTTCTTATCTAATCGTGCATTGACATGGTTATGCAAGTTGAAGATCCATCGTTTAAGGGTATTGGATGAAGAAACTGCATCATATATTGGTTCAACTTGTATCCATTGCGAATAATGTTGTTGGCACAATTTACAAGGTAATACATATAGTAATGCATTAAAAAATGCTCGGTATTGTTCTTTTTGAAACGCAGTAGATCGAGAGGGAAAAGTATTACCAATACAATGTAAAAATACCCATGCATGTGCTCCCCAAATCTTTGTAAATCTCCACACATTGGGATCATAATCTCCCATAAATTTCCTCCTTCTTTTTGCAAACTTTAATATAATATCATCTCCTTCAGAACAAGACTGTAATAATCGCGGACGATTCAGACACGAGTTTATATAATTATGGAAATAAGTCATCCATATTTTGAATTTTCTGCGAGAAACAAGTTCTTTTTCTAGTGGTTTATTTTTTAACCATATTTTATAGTATACACGACAATCTTTGCAGGGTAAAACATTGCCCAGTGAATGAAAAAAATCTAGATGATGCAATTGGTCTTGCAGTGTAGGAACTTCCGGATAAACATTGACAATACAATGAAAAAACACCAATGCATGTGATATCCATAATTCAGAATCTTTCCACGCGTAATTTGCAAGCATTTATTATTATTTTTATAAAAAAATTGTACAATCTTTTTTATAATTCGATCCTCGATAACAATTACAATACACTGGTTTCGTGTCTATTTTATATTCAATATTATGATGCGTATGACCGTGTAACCAACCAATCAAACTTTCATAATCTTGAAACAAATATTCCAAATCGCTAAAGAAACAATGATTTAAATCGTTGCCCCTATACTCGGGTGAAATGGATTGGTAAAAAGGCGCATGATGCGTTAACACAATACATTTTTGTGTTGTATCACAATCGAGGTTTTGCTGTATAAATTTTACATTTTGTTCAAATAACAAGTTGGACAAAATACGACTAAATCCTTTTATCAAATTGTAATCGTTAATAAATGCTAGTTCTGAATTTGGGATTTCATCAGGTATGTGCGACCATAAAGTCGTCCCAATAAATTTAATATTATCAAATTCCCAAGTCTTATTATTCAAAAATACCACATTTGGAAATCGCTCGACAACATTATTAATTTGATGATTGACTTTTTCAAAATTAAAACCATAATATTCATGATTTCCACTCAATAACAATACAATTTCAAAGTTGGTAGCACAAAAAGACAAAAAATCCTTGTATATCTCTTCAAACGGATTCCCGACATCTCCCGCTAATATTAAAATTGGTGCGGACGGTTGAATAATACTAGGAAAATGGGCAAAGCTCAAATCTCCATATTCTAAATGAATATCAGAACACAATTGTATTTTCATTTATTTTGAAAAGTGAAAAAACCTGTAACGAAACACTTTTTGGCTATAATGAATAGGGAAATATTTTGCCTCCACACTCTTGATATACATTCTTTCGTGTCAAAAAATGTCTTCGTAATATTGGATTATCATCAACAATATCCAAAATAATCGGTTGAACATCGGGTCGTCGAAACACACGTCCCAAATACTGTATAAAATATTCTTCGGCATCGGTTGCCAAAATAAGCATATCTAATTTATCGTGTGAAAATCCAGTACCGACTTTTTGAAAAGTTGCAATCAAGATTCGCGCCGACTTGTCAAAACTTGTCTCGCCGTCTTTGAGTAGCGTCACATGTTCTCCTTTTTCACGCAGACCATCATGAATGGTTTCAATTTGATGAATTCTTTTGCTCAAAATCAGTATATTACGGTCTGCATGTTTTTGACAAATCGAGATGATATTATTATTGCGTTGTACATGATTTGTTTGGGCATCAATCACTGTATTCCATAACAATTGACCTTTGTTATCCTTTTCTGCCACAATCTTGATATTGGTTTCCCAAAAATAAACTTGATGCTCTCGAAAAAGCTTTCTTACTACTTTTCGCAGTCCAAAATATAATTCCAACATTGTATCAAATCCATCTGGACGATAGGGTGTTGCACTCAAACCGATTAAATATCGAGGGCATATATAACCAAGGGCTCTTGAAAATATTTTGGTCATGATTAAATGACATTCATCCACAATTACAAACCCAATCCCTAGCTTTTCGTAGTCTTTAGTATCGCGTTTTGCCACATTGAGCGCATTCATAATATAAAATTGACATCCAGGATTAATTTTAGTTTTGGTCGTTATTTGCTGAATTCTTGCATGGGTTCCATAAACTCTTTTAATTGTTTCAATCCATTGATCTAGCAAGACAATTTTGTTGACTAAAATAAGAGTCTTGAGCTTAATCACTCCTGCGATCGCCAAAGAAGTAATTGTATTGTGAGTTAGTATTCCATTGGCCAGCATAAAACGACCATTTTGATCCAATTCGAACCCATAATACTCACCAATACCAACTTTTTCAACTAGGATTGGAAAAATAATTTGGACGCGTTTGTGGAAATCCTCAAACACATTAAAATTATCACTAAATATAATTTGTTCAGAATTTGTGGATGGATGCAGTACTAGACCGCAAAGCATTACAGTAGAAAGTATTTTGTAAAAGTCGATCGCGGAAACACTAATTGTATATAGTGTATTCTCCTCTTTCGCCAACTTTTTTAATGCAATTCGTTGTTGTTGTAAATTAAATTCAGGACCATCAAAGTCTTGATACAATCCGTGATAATTCTCTTGTTCTTGCGCCGATAATTCAAGATATTTTTGCAATGGAATGTCAATCACTTTAAAGTCAGTATTATCCCATAGTGTCAATATATGAGATTGATTACAAGAAAATTTTAAAAATTTATTGTATTTATGCTGCACCTTGTACATTGTCTCAAATCCTCGACAAGTTGATTGTACCATCCTTTCTTGATAATCATCACCTACTAATACATCTCCAACTTTAATATTTTCAACACAAGAGGATTTTCCCGTTTTTAGTAACACCCGAGTTCCTTTTGCCAAACATTTTCCACCTCCAGGATAAATCGCCATCATACAACATCCATTTTGGTTCAACATGTCAATCGTTTCTTTAAGAATGACTTTTTGTTCTTCTCGTAATGTTCCTTGAAAGGATATCTTAATGGGCTGACAATCTTCTCGTGGTGTTCGATATTTCTTGGCAAAATAGTTCATTCCCCACTGAAAAGGTAAATAAACATAGATATCATCGCGACGTACAGTATTATATTTTGGCATGACCATCCACGGAAATTTGGCCTTTTTTTGTTTATTTTGACGCGTGTTTTCTTCAATCAAGAGATATTTTTCAAAACTTTCTATATCATTATCTTTAAGGTCGGATAAGGGTACTCTAATTGACATTTATTAATTTGTTGTCGCGAAATTAATAATACATCAGTTTTATAAAATAAAAATTTATCGGGCATTACTTTCATCTAAATAAAAAATCCAATTTTTTAATTTTGGTTGTGTAACATTTTCATAAACGGGTTGATAACCAGGCCAAATCCTATTTAGCTTCCATACATGAAAATAAACATTACATTTAATTTCGATATTTTTTTTGTACTGATTTAGATAAATAAATTGTACATTATTGGTATCGACTAAATGTACGCTATTTGCTCTTTCAATCAATTTTAACAAATATCCTGGAAATGGTGCAAGCATACTGATGTTTATAATTGGATAATCATTTTTAGTATATTTTTTCCAAAAATCAGGATTAAATGGTTCGTTTGCTTCAGAAATGTTAATGACATTGTATTTTTGATTTTTTATTTTATACTTGGCTAATAAATGGATATAAAATTTATTTTCCTGTTCAATCTCTCTAGTATACTCATAATATTCTAATCGAACATTATTAGTCAAGCCAATATAATTATAATTATCAATATGGAGATATAATGGTTTTACTTCTCCGATATAAATATTTTCTCTTGCAATTTGATGAACATTATAAAATCGATTGTGCTGATTAAAATAGAATTTTTTATCAATAGTACAGTCATTATAATAAAGTTTATGAATTTCATTACTCCATTTTGATAAATCAACAATATGATAATTAGAAAATAAAGTATTTATTTGATCATTTGTAATTTCCGATACTAGAAAAATATTCTTTTTATATAATTTGTGTTTGTAAAAATATTTATCAAAATAATCATTGAGATATCCAACCACAAAGTAAACTTTTTCATAGTAGTGTGTTAAAAAAAAAACCATCGATACAAAACAAGATGCATCTCCAATGGTTATCCATGAAGGTATTAAAATTACTCCTTTTGTTTTCATTTTTATAAAATATAAAAAATTTAAAATATTTTTATATTGTTGTCATTTAATCCTAGCCGAGGAAAATTAAATCATCTTGATCCAAATTCCAAACCCATATCCAATACCATAAGAAATAAATGCACCTGTGCATCCGTATGCTAAATTTTCCATTCCCGCACTAAATAAATTTGTTCTTGTCATAATTGTTTTGACCGCACCTACCACAAACAATGCAACAATATTTAATACAATATTAATATAAAATGCCAATTCCAAATTTTGAGTACTACTAAAGGAAATTATCGAAGGAATTGAACCAATGAAGAATAAACCACCCGATACCAACATTGCAGTCAAAGGTGTTCGTTGATCGTCCTCGGTAATACCAAACTCGATCCTCTTCATAAAATTCAATAATCCTTCCTTGTTGCTGGACATTGTATTGACAAAGTTTTCAACAAGGATTGGATTATTATTAATATTCAAATCAAGTATAAGAAAATCTCGAACCTGGTTCAACTCGACATCTAAATGTTCTTCAATATGTGTCTTTTCACTCTCAATCTCTGCATTGGTTACTTCGATTTGTGATTTAGTTGCCAAATATTCACCTAGCGCCATGGAAATACTTCCACTGATTGCACAACTTATAATTGTGAGCAATATTGAAGACCACGCAAGTCCGCTTGCATAAACTCCAATGGTCAATAAAAATGTTGATATTAAACCGTCATTAATACCTAATATAATGTCTCTCATGTAGGCTCGTTCATTTCCAAAATGATGATGATAATCCATTTTAATTGTAATGGTTTATTTCGTTAAATCAATTTAAGTAATGCTGCACTCAAAATAAAAATGTGGAGAATTTTATTTTTTATTTTTTGTTATGATATTTGGTTTTATATATCGCATATTTTGCTTCATCAAAGAAAAATGTGGTTTATACATAAAGTACATCATACAAAGGCGGAACCGAATTTTTTAGATACTTATTTGGCGCATTGGTTTGAAAGCATTTTTCAAAGCCTTGGTCTTATGGTTTCATTTGTTTTTGTAGAAGCAACTTTGAGCGATTTAATAATTGTAACTACTTTACTAAACATTCGTGGAATGATGAGACACGATGCTCGTTTCATATCACTTGTTGGTAATCATCATTTATTACATCACAAGTATTGTAATTACAATTTTGGGGAATATTGGCTAGATACTATCTTTGGCACAAAGTACCCAATCGAAAAAGAGTATAAATATGGATGGTTGTATGTTTAGGCGTACTTACACTTTGGAATCATAAGAACAAGTTAGTATGGGTGTATATCCTCCATATTTACATTGAGGAATTCCCCATTGATTTTCTTTTTCTATAATGTACTTGGCTTCATTTTCTGGAAATACTTTTTCATTACTGTATTTCTCCTTTGTTGATTTTTTTTTAGCCGAACGAACCAGTAAAAATATTAGAAATATTAGAATAATGACTGCTAAAATGTATTTTAAAAGATTGAGACCGTCTTGTCGCATTTCTTTTATAAAAAAAAACTTTTTAATAAAATGAATGCATTATTTATTGGATTATGTGTAATTATAGTTTTCATCATTATTGTGATTGTTTTGGTCATGGGAAGTAAATTGTCTGCCAAGTTTGTTGAATGTTCCAAAGGCGTCGCAAAAATTTTACAATGCAATGAAAAGCAAGCACAATGTTTCTTGAAATATTTGGCTGACAATAAAATACAACCTAAAGTTTATCAAAAAATATGCCAAGCGAAAAATAAAAAAAATCCTCCTGCGATTGCAGAATTATTCGGAGGCGAGGACATGATACAACCAAAAGATATGTATATAATGTCAGAAGCCTTGAAGCATTGTAATATTAACAATGTTTACTTGCCAACGATTCCCTACTCCTTTGTATCGTCGTTGCAATAAAATACCGTGCTAATGGTAATCCATTTGAAGGACATCTCTTGGATGGAGCTTGGAATGGAACCTTTTGTAAAATATTTTGCCAACGTTCAAAGGCTAATCTGTGAAATGGTAGACGGGCAATTTATCCACAATATGGCCAAATCGCCGCAAAAGGTATAAAATCACAAAATGAAATCGATTTAAAATTTTTAATTACGATTAAAAATTTATGCATTTACCAAGTCATCTTGAACATCTTGTAAAAAAATTTATTCCTCTCCGTGTGCGTTTCTCACTTGATCCCACCTTTTTTATTGATTTGGAGAAATGTCTCCAAGAAATTCAATTTACGGAAGCTGATATTAAAATTGTTGCACAGCAATCTGGCGTTAGTTGGAAAGTTTCATTTTGCATGCTACGAAAACACAGAGGTGATCTTGTGGAAGCCATTATGGAATTAGTTGTTTGAACTATTCAGTAGAATAAGTTTCCAATTCACGCGCGGAAGGGTCTTTCACCGAGGTAAAATTAGGCTGCCAAAAATGAGGCGTAATATTTTCATATTTTTCACCAAATAATTGATGAAAAATTTTGCGATAATAATACGATTCTTTGCTTATTGGTGTGTTGAAAGTATATTTGGTATGCTCACTCTCGTATTCCTCGCCAGTGACCTTGGATTCAATATAATTTTGCAGGCGTTTATACCAGGAATCTTCTACACTGGAAACGCCATCGGAAAAAGCCTCCTTCTGACGAAATAATACACTATCGGGCAACATATCAGGATACAATTTTCTAAAAGCATTTCGAATAAGACATTTTTCTTGTCGCTGCTTGCTCGGTACTTTAAGTTCGTCTGGAATATTTAGAAAATAATCCACCAAATTGATATCCAAATAGGGAACACGAGCTTCCAAACCACACGCACTGATACAACGATCGACGCGCAACCCATCAAAGAAATGAATTTCATTCAAAAGTTTGATACTTTCACTTCGAGCACTTTCTTCATCGGGAGCAAGTCTAAAATACAAGTATCCCATTTGTAACTCATCGGCACCATCCCCATTTAGAATTACTTTGATATCAGTATTGTCTGAAATATACTTGGCAATTGAGTATTGCATAATGGAGGCGCGAATGGTGGTAATATCATAAGTCTCACATTCGTAAATAACTCTTTCAATTTGCTCCAACGCCTCTTGGGGATCTAAATATACAATATGTGCGTGCTCACGAATTCCCAAATGATCAATGACTTGTTGCGCGTAAAACACATCGGTAGAATCACATCCTTTTAATCCAATAGAGAAAACTTTGAGAGGCGCTTTTAATAGTTTGTGAGCAATGGCAACAACCAAGGAAGAATCTAGGCCTCCTGATAGCAATGCACCAATTGGTCTATCGGAAGTGAGGCGATCTTTAACGGCTTGAATAAGACGATTGCTGATTTCACGATCAATATCTTCTGTGTTGATTGTGAACTTGGAAACACTATAAAAATACGATTGCATCATAATTTGATGATTTTTAAAATAATAGTATTGACCAGGTTCCATTTGTTTTGCATCGGGGGTGATTATACCTTTGAGTAATGATGATAATTGTAAAGTGGAGGAATCGTATCCAATAAACAAGGGTCGTACTCCGTAAGGATCACGAGCTGCATAACCTTCTATTTGATTATTTTCATCAACGCACAATAAAGTAAATGCAAATTCACCGCGAATTTCTTCCAAAACTTTTTTAATATCTTGCGCAAAATGTAAAAAAAGAGCAATAATGACTTCACAATCGCTTGAAGAGGACAATTGTAAATCATATTTGGTAACCAACGATTTCCAATTATAAATTTCTCCATTGCACATTAGATAATATGTGACATTGTCTTGCTTGACAACAAAAGGTTGCATTCCATTATCAGAAGTGTCTTGAATGGCAAGTCTGTGAAAAACCATTTTTCCGTTACCAAAAGATACAATTTTAGAAGCATCAGGTCCGCGATGTTTAATTTCTTGGTATTGTTTTTGTTGTTCAAGGCAACCTTCTTGAGAAGTTATACATAACCAAATTCCGCACATTTTTTAAAAGAAAAATAAAATTTACTATACATTATCAATTTCTAGATTATGATATCGAGAATTCTTTCACTTTGGATCTCAACAGTGTCATATTATAATTGGGAGACACATGTACATTATTCAAAGTAAGTGCTTGGATTGTTTCAGCAAAATAGCAATCCATTTCTTGATTTAAATTACCTTCATTTAAAATAAAACTACAGTGTTTGTTTTTCATACTAGAAAAAATATTACCAAGAACATTCAAATTCCATTTAAAATTAACACGATGAGAATGTACATTGACTTTGACTTGTTCAAACTTGTTACAAATGGAAGATATTTGAATTAATTGTCTGCCTTTCCAATAAAAGGGGATCTTGAGTACACCTCCTTTTATTTTGTATTGAATTAGCCAACTTTCCATTTTGTCATTCTCTTCTTCACTTGGTTTAAAATGATAGACCAAATGCTTTATAAAAAGATTTGATTTGTGAGTAATCAATAATTCCAGATCTTTGCTGGTATATAATTCAACTTTATTGTGTTGTGCAAAGTATTTGAAAAGATTTGGAAAATTTTCAAGAATGAATGGGAACTTTAAAAAAGATGCAATTATCAATATGACATGTTCTGAAATCATTTCATATTCTGAATTAAAAAACAGTGTTATTCAGTTTTTTATTATGCAATAAAAGTCATCCCTTGATTATCCATAAAATGCATGGTTGTATTATTTGTTGTTGTATCACCCATAAGATTGGTAGTTCCATTATTCATTTGATGAATAGAATTTGGTCCATGTGGTAAGTGTCTGGGAGTATCGCCCAAGGCAACATCATAGTCCACATCTCCTCTAAAGGCGCCAATACTATATGGGTATTCATTGTTCAATACATAATGATAAATATTAGTTAGCTTTCCATCCCACATTACTTCTGAAGTCAAGCCGTGACATTCGTCTAGCTGTTCATTTGTAATTATATTACCATCCTTGTCTAACGGTCCATAAATACCGTATCCATCTAATGCATAACCAAGTAATGGGGATGGACCTTTCTCGTTCTGGCAAAGGAGGCACTTCCAAGAAAAGGCATGCAAGTGATATTGCTGACTATAAGGATGTCCAAAACATTCGTCCATCGGTAGAATCGATATTGGATTATACCAAGAATCTTGGGAAGCATAGGCAATCTCAGCGTGCCAAACTGTACCGGTAAGTGTCACTCCAATGATTAAAGAATCAATTGGTTGTGGTGTAGGATTATATTTTGGATTTTTCGGCACGGTTATATCAAGATTATACGGACTGACCCCAATGTCAGCTGCACTGGCATAACCGAGTCCACCCGGAGCAATGGCATACCAAGGATAAGCTCTAGTTCCTTTTTGGATGGGGAAAATACCCATTGGTGTTGATGGTATACCATTACCATTAAAGTAACGATTGTTTTCATCACTCGTCATTGAAAATACACTACCCATAGGATCATAATAATCAGCACAAACTCTACCATTTACATAGGGAATCTTGGAAAGAACAATTGTGTTATTTTTTTGATCAACCCAGGGGTAATCACTAGTCTTTAGTTTAGTATTTGGTCCTAGTATCGCTTTGAAAAAAGGTCCCAAGTAAATCCCGCCTTTTTGGGCAATATAAGGATCAAGATTTGGAGCAGAGTTTTTTAATACTTTAAGTTTGCTTTTTTTACATTTACAGGCACTTTTGCATTCGTTACCGTGTGATTTTTTGCAATCTCTATTACTAACTATAGCAAATTCTTTAAAATTCATACTCTATAATAGTAATTTTTTTTAACAATTTTTAACATATTCGACAAAATTGTATCGTACACCAATGGGTAGTTTTTCGATAACAGATTGTGATAATGGTTCACAAGGATTTTGTGCAGCTAAGAGAGGTAATGCAAAGGTATATTCTCCAGTATATTGATTAAAGTAGGCAAGTCCCCAATAGGAACCAGTAGTTAGTCCAGCATAGTTGTAACTAAAAACTATAGCGGTGCTGGTAGGCGAAGAAGACGCAGTATTGTAATACATTCGATTAATTTTGGTAATCGAATATTTTTTTTTCCAATATTGATAGTAGGATGCGTAAAGAGAGAAGAAAGCGCAGCGAGTAGTGGCTTGACAGATGTCAAATTGATGATGGTAACCCATTCTAATTAAACGCAAGTTTAAAAATGATTGAGTCAATAATTTATATTGATTTATTTTAAAATGATACATGAATTTTATCTAAAAAAGGTTCTTCATTTGAAGAATTATAGTGTCGCAAAAAATCATAAAAATTATACTTTGGTTGATGAGATTTTATACGAAGAAACAGATGAACGCATTATTCGAAAAACTAGCTATCGTTATAATGATAATGTATTGAGTTGGTTAAAATATTTTGTGTCTGATGATTTTTATCACGGTGTACTAAACTTTTGCTCCACTTTAGACATTGATAAAGAATCTAATACAATGTTTGTTGAGGTACACGATATTTATGACAAGTATTATAGTTTTTTAGGCATCATTAAATTTGAAATCCAACAAGATAATGGAACAAAAGCAACAATTGAAATTGAAAAATTTCAGTTAAAATACGATTCCATGATACCTAATTTTGTCAAAAACAAAATGATTCAACACATTATTAATCAGTTGGAAGAAGATATTAAAATGCATGATTCCTTGTCAAGTTAGAATGGTTCAATCTTGTAAAATCCATGCATTTCCCCTTGGGTAAAGATCAAATTTTGATTAATCCAGTCTTTTTGTTGTTGCGACAGCTTGTTGAAAAGCTTTTGCCATTCTTTTTGTGTAAATCTTTTTTCAATATATTTTTCGATAAAGGATGCGACAAAAATGTCTTCTTGATCTTCCAAGTCTTGTTGGTCTTGCAAGTCTGGTAATTGTGCGACTGTAGAATCTTGTTGGTATTGCTGTTGGTGTTCAGGTGGAGGCACTGTATATAAACATCTTCCGAAGCCTCTTCGTAAACATTCATTTCGCTCCCCAAATCGAGCATATCCCGATGGAAGAACTTCTTTGGTACCACAGTATATTTTCGGACGATCTGGATCCAGAGGAACAGATTCAGCATGTTTTGTTCCAAGTTTACCAGTATATTTACATACACCGAAACCACGCTTCATACATTCAAATATAGTTGCAAATTCATCATAACCATCGGGAAGAGTTTCACTATTACCACAATATTTTTTGACAGGCATTTTTTTATAAACATTAAATTTTTTATTTTAGAAATTAAATGAAAGTTAGATTTTATGACAACGATGAAAAGCACATTGATGATATTCGACAACATTTCCCAGACATTGAAAGTATACTTGTACCAGAAACAAAACTCGATTATATACAATCAACTAATCCATTGGAATATAAAACAAAGTATAACACAATGTATCCAGGAAATTATTTTTTAGACAAAATGAAAGAGGTCGGTTATGCATGTGAAGCTAAATATACATCAAGAGCATTTACAACAGAAATGATGATTGAATTAATCGATTGGTGCTTGAAAAATTCCCAAGAAGAAAAAATTGTAATTTTTGATTGGGATCGAACTATAAGTTGTGTCGAAGGTTTTATATCTTTATATGATGTCAGGAGATTTTATCCACATTTATCAGTGGATGAAGATTTATTTCCAAAGTTTCAATTGGAATATTTAATCGGAGGTCCAGATCGTTTAGCTCGTTTGCAACTCTTATTTCGTATTCTTGATTTGTTTCAAGTCAAAATTTATATATTGAGCAATAATGCATTTGGACATCCTGAACATTCGAATTATGGATATTATCGTACAATTGTAACAAACTTTTGTCCGTTCTTTAATCTTGAAAATTTAATTTCCTCCAGGGTTACTGCCGGAATTAAATCTACAGCATTAATGAAATCTGCTCAAAAAATGTATAAAAATGCGACTATAGATGTAAGCAAATTACCAAGACAACAAAAGAAACAGCAAGCAAGAGCAAAGGTAGAACAATTAGTTGCATCTACCGACGATCGACAAAAGCAGCAAGGATTAAAACAGGTACAAAGCATCTTGACCAGATTACAGCAACAAGCACCAGCCAAAGTAAGTAGCGTGTCACAACCAGTCCAAGCTCGCGGTGGTCAACAACAAACAAAAGCACAACGCATCGATGATCAACTTCAAAAACGATTATCTGGTATTCAACAACTTGTGAATAAATTGCAGCAAGGTTGGCGCTCGTCCTAGATTAATTTTTTTTATTGAAAAAAAATTTGTAAACATAAATGAAAGTTCGATTTTACGACAACGATTTAGAAATTGTTGAAGGAATTCGTGCAAACCTTCCACAAATTGAATGTATTCATGTAGAAGAAGTAACACATCCTTTTGTAACCCATCCTAGAGATCCAATGATATATTCAATTAATTATGAAACAGCTTTTCCGGAAAGTTATTATATTGATATTTTAAATTCAAGTTTTGCAAAATCAAAAGATCAACGAATAATACCATCACAAGCCATAACTGATGATTTAATAATTGAATTAATTGATTGGTGTTTACAAAATGCTTTGGAAGAAAAAGTTATATTTTTTGATTGGGACCGAACATTAGCCTGTACTGAAGGTTATTTACCAATGTATACAATATTTTCTAGATTACCGGCTATCAATCAAGATTTATTTATACAAACCCAATTAGAATACATTATGGGTGGACCAATTCGTCTTGCAAAAATTCAATTAATGTTTCGCATTCTACATTTATTTCAAGTTAAAATTTTTATAATGACAAATAATCAAGGAGGTTTGTCAGGCTTCCCCTCCTATCCTTATTTTTGTCAATTTGTAAAAATAGTCGATCCATCTTTTGATTTACAACATTTAATTTATAGTGGTGCTAGTAAAGTTCGTGGTGGGAAATGGTTTCAATTATCCAAGCCAAAAATTCGACAAATGTATAAACAAGCACCTATAGTTGTACAAAGATTACCAACACAAAAAAAACAACAAGCCAGGGTTAAAATACAACAATTAAAAGCTTTGACCGCTGTACAAAAACAACAAGGATTAAAACAAGTTCAAAAGATTTTGTCACAAGTGGTACAGAAGGCGTCATCAACAATGCCGTAAACCGCGTCCATTATTCACTAGGCGATGAAATACTAATTTTGTGTCCAGAGTGCTCGTATTCTTCCTTATTCCATTGTTTTTTAGGTGTTACCGGAACTTCCTTGAAGCAAAGTGGACATTTTGTGTGTTGATGAGAGATGGCTTGTTCCATACAATTTTCATGAAAAGTATGTTTACACGGTAAGTTGTACACTTTTCCTTGTAAAGTTTCCAAGCATATAAAACACTGTTTTTTGGAACAATCCGAATCATATGGAACACTCTCCAAATTAATCTTGTATTCATTCGTTTTTTTAAATAATTCCTGATTATAAGTATCCATACTATTTTGAACAGCTTCATTGAAGCGATCGCCCTCTAGTAAATTGTCAAAGATCACACTAAATACATTCGATAAGATATTAGAAGAAGGATCATTGCTAGTATTGTTAAGTATAGGAATGAATAAACTATCCGAGGGTAAAAAATAGAAAGGATCATTGACATCTCGGGAACTCATTTTACATTATAGTATTTTTTTTTAAACCGGTAAAAAAAAATTAAACTAAATATAGAAAAGAAAAAATGATATCCAAAGAATCCAGGCCCTGGGGAGAATTTCACATCCTTTATGATGAAGATTGTAAAATAAAGAGACTCGTTGTTTTTCCTCAAAAAAGACTTTCTTTACAAAGTCATTTACATCGCAAAGAATTTTGGCTTGTAATTAAAGGAGAAGGTAAAGCGCAGCTTGACGATGAAATAAAGGACATTAAAGAAGGAAGTATTATTGTTATTGAAAAACAACAAAAACACCGATTAATGAATGACAAGGATGAGCATAATTTGGAAATTATTGAAATTCAAACAGGAAGCTATTTTGGAGAGGATGATATTGTTCGTTATGAAGATGACTTTAAACGAGTATAAGCTAATACAATATCGATTGTTGGATTTGATAAATCAGTATGGGTGTCATCTGAAAACTCATAATAAGTGCCCAAATGGTATTGACGAGCCAAAATTCTGTTTTTCGGTAGTATATCGTACAAAAAAGACTCCACCCTATATATAATAAATACGGTACAAGCCAGCTAAATGTCGCCAATTGAAACGATTGTGCATTATCTTTTGGTGTCGTCTTCCAAGAAAAACTACTGATACCGATTGACTTGACCAAAAATACAAACAATACCCTTTGCAACATTGGAATCATGAATAAAGTCTCTTGAATGGATGTAATGATTGTCAATGTTGGTATTTTTCGATGAAGATAAAAAAGCATTGCTCCATACGCGACACAATATGGAGTAAAATACAATGCATACATCTTGTTGGTTAATCCACACATAAAGGTAGAGTTTATATAAAAGCTTAGTAATGGACATAGCATCAAGACTACAAAAAATACGGAAATAATAGGTGAAAGCCCTGAAAATAAGTAGATCCATTGATGGATAAAAGGTAGTTTCCAAATTCTAAAAAAAGATTTTGAAAATATAATTTGTAAACCACCCATTGCCCATCGAGAACGCTGATTAAAAAAATCAACCAAAGTAAATGGAGAATAACCACAAGCTAATATATCTGGACAATATTTAGTTTCGATTTTCATCGAATGCATCAACAGTGAAGTTTTAAAATCTTCCGTCAAGCTTCCTGTCTGAAATCCTCCAATTTTTGACAAGACACTACGCTGAAAAAGACAATTTGTTCCACAGCACGGAACTCCTAGATAAAATTCATTCCACGCGCGCAACACAACTTGATAAAAAAAATAATAATGTTGTCCCAAAAAATCGAATCCCTTGATATTTTCAAAATGCTGGGGACTCTGTACAAATCCATAATGTAAGTTGCCATCCTTATACAAATAAGGAACAAGAGTTTGTAGAATTTGGGGATAAGGTGCCATATCGCAGTCTAAAATTAAGACAAGATCTCCCGTGTATTTGTATTCAGAGCCATCCATTGCAAATAGTGTATCATTTACATTTCCAGCTTTTGCGTGACCATTTATAAAAAATCTTGTCTTGTAATGTATTGTTGGATATTCTACAACCAAAGATTGTAATTCATCATCTTTGGCATCATCGGATATGACAACACATAATTTGTCCTTGGGATAATTAATGCCCGTTATTGCATCCATGGTTCGTTGAAGAACTGTTGTTCCTTCTCCACATGTTGGCACAATAATCAAGACAGGAGGGTATTCGGGGGTAGGGGTGGCTTGTTCTACTGATGAAGATGACGCCTTGGTACGAGATCTTCTAGTTCCTTCGACAAGAATAATCATATTAATAACTCCCAAAACGAGAACAAATGATTCCGCAAATAAAACAGTTAAAGGAAATGATGAAAAACAAACAGTTTCCCATCTTTTCATCAAATAAAAAAAACAAGGTACAAGTAAAAATACTGAAGACCATGGAAACATTTTAGAGAGGATTTAAATTTGGTATTCAAATGTTTAAATGGATCAATTCTTGAATTTCTAAATATCGAGATTCATTTTGACAGCTTCTAATTCTTTGCTTTTACCGGTCTTTTCAAATCCCAAGCGTTGATAAAACTTTTGAGCCAATACATTATCATTCACAACCATCAATTGAATTGTTTTTAATTGTGGTATTGCAGTTTTAATGGTCAATCGACACAAGTCAAAAAGGAGAGTGCCATACCCCTGAGATCGGAACTTTGGATTGGTACAAAAATTCCATAATTCAGCCTTTTGTCCGCAAATACGAATAGTCAAATATGAAATGATTGTACTCTTCAATACTAAATAAAAACAAAAATCATTGGTGTCATGATGACTTGATGCATCAATTTTAAAATCATTATAATCCTGTTCGGAACCAAAACTGGTGTGTAAAAGCTTTGCAAGCTTTGGAATCAAATGTTTTGGTTGTTGTTGCCATTTTTTATAAATTTTTAATTGTACCATGATTTATTAAATTAAAAATTAAAAACTTTTGTTGGCAATTGATCCTCTTAACATTGGATGATAACTATATAACTCTGTACTTGGTAAGGAAAAAATTTCAGGTTCTGGGTTCTTATCGTAAAAAAGACATGTTATGTTTTCTTCGACTGTGGGGACCGTTTCAGGAAATAAATGAAAAAGCAGAAATAATATCTTTTTACATAGCTCTTGTCTCTTAATCACAACATCTTGTGTTGGCTCTTTGAGTTCTAATTGAAACATGAAGATACTTTTGAACCACTCTTTATAATTTATTTTTTTGAGTGATAAAAAAGGCAATAATTTCAACAGTCTATTTTCAAGTTTTCTCTTGAACTGGTCTAAAATTGGGTCCAAATCTTCATCATTAAATATTGCACTTTCATATAATGATTTATGTTGATCGTAAACTTCTTCCACAATTGTCATCAACTGTTTTTTAATGGTATCACTACGACTTTGTTCTGTAATATAGTTGCAAGATTCAAGATGTGGTTTTAAAATCGTTGTCAAATTTTCAACTGAACATTCTTTAAACCCAATATAAAAATGTTCAATAAATAATCGTGGAATATTTAATTCTTTCATTTCGTATTTACGAAGTTTACAAAATGAACAATCCATTTTATTTTCCTTTTCTAATTGTTGAAAAAGAATGGCAAGTTGCTTGAATTGTAAAGATATATTTTCTCGCCTTGCTGCATTTTGATAAACATGTTGTATAAAATTTAAAATTTGATGATCCAACATGTAAGGACACCCTTCCCAGCTTTTGGGAACTTCATTTCGATATTCAATTTCCCAAAAGCCCGGTAATGGCGTATAAATTAAATCACTATTGATTTTAAAAAATCCATGCTTTTTAGGTTCATTCGATTCAACCAAATAAACTTGGTTAAAATCTGGAATAAAATGAATGTCCCATAACATTTTACAAAATGTATATTGAAGAGTTTCTAGTATCGTGTTGAATTCATTTGTAAAAGAGAAGAACCTATTAAACTCCATTTATGATGTAGTTTCTAGTTTCTTAAACCGTTTAATCGAATTTGTTGAAGCTTGGAATATTCCCATCCGTGGTTACACATTGGACACACAGATCTAGTCTTGAGCCATCGTTGAATACAATCTTGATGAAAAGCGTGATTACATTCCCCAAAAGCAACGGTAAAACTTGAAGTATCTTCCTTATTGGAATCAAATTCAATCGATGGCTCTTCTAGCGAGTTTCGACAAATCGCACAAGTATCAATATTAAGTTCCCATGACCATTTGGTAACGGGATTCCAACTTTTAACAGTAAATGTAGGTTGCATTTAAAGGTAGTCATTAAATTTAAAATCAAGTTCATTTTTTAACTCAACCAAGCCAAGATACATAAACCATTGCCTCCATTGGATCCGCTTTTGTTAGACAAACTTTTATTTCCTCCATAACCACCTACACCATATGAGGGAGCACTTATAGTATTCCCTGTTTGTAAATTCCCAGCACCACCATATAAACTGTCTGTAATATTCCATCGCTTTTTGTCAGTCGTCAGAGTCGTGGAAGGATTTGCAGTAATCGTAACTTTTGAAATATTTTCGGTAATCATTGAACCATTCCCTGGTTTCCCAGTTGGAGCGGAATATACCCCACCATAACCCCCACCAGAACCGCCTGTTCCAACTGTAATATTATAAATTGCACTTGAATTAGTAAATTGTCCAATTAGCACTTCACCACCTTTCCCTATGGTACCACTAGTCCAACCATTATTATTGGTAGCTGCGTCACCTCCATCTCCTCCTGCAATAAGAAGGTAATAAATTACTTTTGTTCCATTAAACACAAAATTACCACTTTTGGTAAACGTTAGGGTAATATAATTTGAATAATCGCCTTTACCATATCCAATCGTGGGAGTATTGTCGCCTGAATACTGAGCAAACCAAGAAGACGAGATTGGCATCGCAGACGGTATCGCAGACGGCATCGCAGACGGCATCGCAGACGTCATCGATGAAGAAGCTTGTGCATAAAACTCGCAAGTTTCAGTATCTTGTTGTGTTTTGACTATGGATGTAGGATTTTCATTAAAATACGCGTTTTGTAATTTTGAATAATTCATGTTTATTAAAAAATGAATTTTTTATTTTTAACTTTTATGTAAAAAAAAATGAAAAGATTCTTTACAACACTAACCAACAATCATAATGCAAAAACTGCCTTTCAAAAATCTTGTTACTACAAGATTAACTTTAAAATACCTGAAAATGCAACCGTATACCAAGCTGTGCAAAAATTTGCCGCGTACAATATTGGATGTTTGGCAGTCACAAATAATGATAAAGTAGTTGGAGTAATTTCAGAGCGTGATTATATTACTAAAATTGCTTTACTTGGCAGATCATCAAAAGAAACAAAGATTAGTGAAATTTGCACTTTTGAACCCAATTTGTTGACTGTCAAAGAAAATGATAGTATTCATCTGTGTATGAATAAAATGTTGCTCAAAAATACACGACATTTGTTGGTACTGGATAATGATGATAAAAATGTCATTGGCTTGTTATCCATTAAAGATTTGATCAAAGAAGTACTGGGAGAAAAAGATGAATTGATTAAAAAATTGGGAAATTTTAATGTTGGAAAAGGTGGATATTTTGAGCAATATTAAACTTGTGCTTGATAATTTATTGTGGATATTTTATTTCTAGTTATAAAAATAAAATGGATTATTCTTATGATTCGGATGAAAATATTGTACACTGGAAAGATTTGACAATGGATGCTTTTGATTTTTTTACTTTTGATTATTTGACAGCAAATGTATTGAATGAAAATGCACACAACCGATTTAAAATTATTTATGAGTCTCTCATTCAGAGCGAGAGTGATGAAATAATGTTTCTGTGTGCATTATTCAATGCTTATGCATCTGTCAGCGAAGAGAGGCAAATTGCAACCCAATTACAGAGGGAGTTTGATAAGATTCAAAAGAAATGGAAAATGAAATTTCAGCAAGGATGTAGCAAACAAATTTCTTCCAATTTGGCAAAAATACTTGCTCATAAAAAGCAAAAGCAGTCAAAAACGCGAGGCATCAACAAACAACAACTCGGTAAAACTAAACTTGTATCCGGTCGTTCTCCTGTAGTTCAAACTACCATAAAGCATTTTATGGATGGTGGTAGACTCGAAGGAACCACTGTCAATGGGATATTTGAGGGACCGGCAATTGAATACGATCCAGAAGGTAATTGGTTAGAGGGAACCATGGTGAATGATATTTTTCAAGGACCTGCAATTCGATATTATAAAGATGGTGGTACATTAGAAGGAAGCATGATGGAAAATAAATTTCAAGGCCCAGCAATTGAATGTGATAATGTGGGTAATCGATTAGAGGGAATAATGGTTAATAATATATTTGATGGACCAGCAATTCAATATCATCAAGATGGTAGTCGAATTGAAGGAACTATGATTATGGGAAAATTTCAAGGTCCCGTCACGAAACATTACAAATACGGCGATCGATTAGAAGTGTCAATTATTAATGGGAAATTTCAAGGAAAAGCGATAAAATATTTTTCTGACGGTAGTAGAATACAAGGGACCATGGTTCGTGGTAAATTTGAAGGTCCAGCGTTTGAATATACACACGACGGTCGTCGAATCAAAGGAAGTTTTGTAAATGGTAAGTTTAAACCACTCAAAATTCGTTAAGGACTAGTATAAACCTTGGAATTGGAAGTCTCTTGAAAGTTTTTGATATCTGAATAACAAGGTAATATCGTAGTACAAGGATATTGAAAACAAGTTGTGGATTTTTCAAACAATGCTTGATTGACGTCATTCGTTGTATCAATGGTTGATATTAAAGGGCTATAACCCGCTTCTCGGTCCCATATATTTGGATGCATATCAGCGGCAACGCCTCTAAAAAATCGTTGATAAGGAAATACATTGACATCTGTTTTTGTTTTAAATATAATATTGGGATTTGGAAAGTAAGGTCCTTGTGAATTAACTTTTTGTCGAATTTGATATTCAATTATGGATTTGTTACTCATTTTATTACAAGCAATTTTGTTCTAAAAAATTAAATTTTAATTAAAATAAATGGAAACAATAACCTTTATAACGACAGGTGATTGGGGAATGTCATCATTATTATACCAGCAAAATAAAAATAACTTAAGCAAACAAAAAGATGTCAACTTTTATGTACTACTTGGGGACAATTTTTATCCGTCTGGAGTAAAAAGTACAGAAGATCCTCAATGGGAATTAATGTATAAACCAACTTTTCCAACAACAATTCCATCCTTTGCAATATTAGGAAATCACGATTATATTAATGATCCTCACGCACAAATAAAATATTCTCAAGTTGTTCCTAGTTGGAAAATGCCATTTTATTATTACGATATGTTGATCCACTTGTCTAAAACTGAAACGGCGCATTTTATATTTTTAGATACTTGTTTATTGGCGGAAGATATTACAATTAATTTATTGAGACATACAAGCCCATTATCGGTTTCAAAATATTTACAAATTGTTCAACAATACCAGAAAAAGCAAAAAGTATGGTTGGAAAATGTATTAAAAATGAGTAAATCAAAGTGGAAGTTGGTATTTGGACACTACCCAGCTTTTTCTAATGGACCTCATCAATTATCAAAAAGATTACAAGAATTTCTTGTACCCTTGTTGATGAAATATAAAGTTGATTTTTATGTATCTGGACACGATCATAACTTGCAACACCTCACAAAAAATAATATAAATTATGTTATTGCAGGCGCATTTTCAAGTTATTCACCTAGGAATCCAGTAATGTATGAACATTTGGGATCTAGATTTCAAGCTAGCCAAGGTGGATATGCTAAATTTAAGATTGGATTAAATGAAATTCGAATGCAATTTATTGCAAATAATAATAAAATTATTTATGACTATTTATGCAGCAAATTGTAAATCCATTAAATCAGTGGCAGTGTTTTGAGCCTTGTTGTTGTAAAACTTGAGCCAAAACTTGTCATAACTAGTTCTGATTTTTCTGGCATTATAAATACTGGAACATTCAGTGCATGGAGTATATAAATCTTGGGTAGTATTGGCAGCAGAGTTGATTGGCATAGCAGCACAGTTGCTGTTATTTGAACATTGATAGTTTTCTTGAATAGATGGTTGTTGATTTGACATTTTTTATTTTAGAAAAAAAATAAAAAAAATTTTATTTTAGTTTTTTTCAATACCGAAAAAACTAAAATAAAAATCTAGAGTTTTTTAATTGATTCCCACGCCATTTTTGTTGTTTTCAAATTATTGTAGACGTGCGTATAGTCTTGATAATAGGTATTTGTGTCGATTTCATTTACGCGTGAAATGTACCAAAATAGGGATTCCAATGCATATACTGCAGCCCAACACGCTTGTGGAGACCCTTCCAAAATATATTGATTCGTTTGAGGTTCATAATCGATTCCAGATAGTCCAAAATTTTGATACATGAGGATCAAATTGTTTTTTCGAGGTCCTAATATTGCACCATTACAGGTTTTTAAGCACTCCAGTAGGGGAATTGATATGGTGATCTTGGAAACTTGAAAGCCCGTTGAATCAGCACCGCAGATTGAAGACCAGAATGGATGATATTGAAAAAAAGATTGCATTTGTACCTGTATTTTTTTTGTTAAAAAAAAAAAATATTAGAATCGCAGAAATTTTAATTTTAAAATGTCGCTGAAAAAAAAAAATCATTTTTTACTTTTTTACAATTAATTTAGAGTCATCAGGTTATAGCAAGTTTTTAAATCTTTGTATGAGTAATGAATTGTATCAAAATGAAAAATAGAGGGGTCCGTCTTGTTTTGAGAATGAGTCAAACGATGTTTAATTTTTTTTGAAGGCTTCAAGTATCCAGCATTGTAATACGATGAAGTTGTGCTTTGAAAAATTAAATTTTTAAAATCTAGAATCATATCTGTATTATTATCTTGTTTTTCAAACAATGTTGCAAAATAGCATTGATCATCTACATCTTTTGGCCATGGATTATTTTCCAATAAATTCGATAAAAATCCAGCTTGGCCCATATAAGTTCCAGCACAAAGGTAACTATAACTTTTGGTATATGGATTCCACCTCTTGGGATGCGTGGTCTTTTTTTCACACATTTCACATTCTAAAGGCCAACAATAACTTACGCATCCAAATACAGCTTTACAATTCATCGACTTGAATTTGGAAAAAATTTCCTCCTTGGATCCTAAAACAATTACATCAAAAGCGTCTAACGATAAAACAATTGCATCGGGATCCAGTGTCTTGTAAAATTTTTTCCAGGCCAAAAGTCTTTCATTCCAAGTAAATATCTTTGGCGTCGACAATACAAAAATATCTCTATTTTTAAAATCAGATCTGTATAAAGTTTGTTTTAGTAGTTTCAAGCGTGAATCTTTAGGCGTGTTAGTTACAATCACGACATTTATAGTTGGTACATATGATTTTTTCGCAAGCACACAAATTAGGATTATTACGATTGCTAAAATAACAACGGAAATGAAAATAATGATGGCTAAAAATTCCATTTATTAAGTGTGGAAATTTTTTAAATGTTTAATAAAATATGAAAACAGAAGATATTTTATCCTTGGGTAGAGCTATATGTTTTGGATTGTTGGCGCCACTCATCTTTATTAATAACTATATACAACAGCGATTCGCCATGCCGCTTTTTTTTCAATTGATTTTATTAACGGGTTATGGATTTGCCATATCTTATAGTATCATAAAGCATACAACTTATGCAATTTGTTTGTATGGGATCGCCTCTTTATTTATAATTTTGAATTTGTTATTTACAATTTTGCATATTGTGTATCCATACTCTGTTAAATTTTAAAAAATTTTATATAATAAATGTATAGACAGCAAAACATTCATTGCTCGTTTGATTCAAAAACATGGTACTTGTGTCCTTATTTATTGACCATTTTTATAATCTTTATTTTCTTGTTTATATACTCCTTACGCGTTGTTATCAAATGCACTTCCATGATCACCGACCCTCAATTTAACGAATCAAAGTATAATATTCAATTGAACGAATTGTTTACTTTATACATTATTAACATCATTGTTACTTTTATTTCCGTTTTTGTCATAATTTATTTTATAATGAAAGCCATGCCAGCAACAATCAATGAATTTCTTTTAAGTAATACCATCGGCTGCGTCTTTGTTTCGTATATTTTTATTGCTTCCATTTTTACATTGTCAATATTTAGAAAACTTGAATCCTCTTCAAAAGATATTTTGGTTTTTATTGTTTTGGCCATGATTGCCTCCTTTGTAGGTTTAGTGTTTTATATTACTAAATTAGTCCACACTTCTAAAGAAATTCAACAATATCGACTTTAAGTTTTATTTTGATTGCAATAAAATAATGTTGGGAATCTGTTGTATGACGATGCAACCAGAACATTTTTCATTTTGGTTGAATCATCATTTAAATATAGTTGGTGTCAATTACATTTTACTACGAGTTGAAAATACATTACTGCAAATTCCAACCGAATTTTCAAATAAAGTCATCATTTGTGAGCAACAGCAAATTCAAAATGCAAATATTGACTCGATTATTCGGCAACAAGAAAGACAAAAAAACTTTGTTAATTGTTGTTTGTACGATTATTGTCCAGGGCTGGGAATCAGATATTTATTGCATATTGATGATGACGAATTGTTAATGGTCGGGAAGCACATTGACTCAATTCAAGAATTGTTGGAAAAAAATTTTTGCAAACAAGAAATACAATACTTGCGTATACAAAATTATGAAGCCGTCTTACGATTCACTCCTCAACACCAAGAATATTTCTTTCAAACATCATGGTTCAAAAATGCCAATAATGAAGATTGTAGAAGCTATAAAAATGGAAAAAGTATTGCATTTGTCGGTCGAGGTAGTATGTGTAATGGTTGCCACACTTTTACAGGCAATTGGCTTAAACTTACAGAGGAAGATGTCATAATTGCTCATTATGATTCTATTACTTTTGATAAATGGAAGATTAAATTCAACCATTTGAAAAGTATGACCCAAATTCCAAAATCCATATTTCCTTTTTATCAACAATCCATAGAGTTGTTTTTGATGGGCTCTTCGGAGGAAAGCTTGTACAAATTCTGGAAAAGTGCAGTTAGTCAGTGCACCAACCCAATCAATATTACAGTAAATTATCGATTTTTTATAACTTGACTTTATATAGATAAAATGTGTTCTAAACAACAAAAAAGAAACACTCTCCAATGTTTAGCTTTTGGATCTCCTTACCAAACTTCCATCAATTTACAAATGTTTTTTGGGCTTGGTGAAAAACCAAATGGTCAACGAATCACTGAAAAAGAATTTGAAGAATTCTTTATCAAGACGATTTTGCCAATTTATCCAAGCTCAACAACATATACTGCAACCGGATATTATAAAGATAATCTTGGAATTCCTCAAAATAATATCACCAAAGTTTTTCAAGTTTTGACCCGTGATTCCGCTTGCAAAACCAAACAAAATGCTGCTTACATTAGCCAACAATTTTCAGCACAATTTGGTCCCAATAATTCGCCCTTTATTACACTAAATTATAGCAATGCTGATTATTCTACCTAGGTAGAGTATCTTTTTAATAAGGCTGGTATAGATGGTTTATTATAATGTTCATACAAAAACCATCCATTAAGTATTAGCAAAGCGATTCCTAAAAATAATAAAAAGATTCCAATCCCTTTTGAAATTGGTATTCTCTTCTTGGAGAAAATTCCTCGAATAAACTCGATAAAAGTATGTGTATGAATAATGAGAATGAGTCCAAGTAAAATTAGTGAAAAAATTGGGAACAAATGAAATTGTTCTTTTTTGACCAAAATGGATATCGCCATGAAAAATAAGAGGGGAATAATGACAAATACATAAGTATATAAAATTGCTAAAGGTTGCATTTTTTATTTAGAGTGAATAAAAAATGAAAAAAAGTTTTCTTTGGCGTGTTTAATAATAAATTATGGATAATTATGTTGAAATTTGGAAAATGAAAAAATTAGTCAAGCGACTTCGTGATGCGCGTGGTGCTGGAACTAGCATGATTAGTCTGATTTTACCACCAGGTTCTCAAATTGCACTCACCAATCGTATGTTGACGGAAGAATATGGAACTGCGACCAACATTAAATCGCGAGTCAATCGTCTTTCCGTTTTAGACGCCATCACCAGCACGCAACAACGACTTAAACTTTATAATAAATGTCCTACAAACGGTTTACTATTGTATTGTGGAACGATTTTGACAACCGAAGGCAAAGAAAAGCGTGTCACGATTGATATTGAACCCTTCAAACCCATTAATACTTCCCTGTACATGTGTGATTCAAAATTTCATGTCGACTGTTTAAAAGATCTATTGGAAGATGAAGATATTTTTGGATTTATCATCATGAATGGTGATGGATCGCTTTATGGTACGATTCAAGGAAGCACTCGCAAGGTGTTGTATCAATTTTCGGTAGAGCTTCCGAAAAAACACGGACGCGGTGGACAGAGTAGTGTTCGTTTTGCTCGATTGCGTATGGAAGCAAGACACAATTATTTACGCAAAGTTGCAGAATATGCAACTCAATTTTTTATTAGTGATAACAAGTGTAATGTAAAAGGCATTGTGATTGGTGGTTCTGCTGATTTTAAAACTGAACTTTCCAAATCGGACTTGTTTGATGCGCGTTTGCAGGCAAAGGTGTTACAAATTGTCGATATTGCATATGGTGGTACTGCAGGATTTAATCAAGCAATCAATTTATCGACAGAATGCCTTGGTAATATTCGGTACATCCAAGAGCGCAAATTAATCGTCCAATTTTTTACTGAAATTCAAATAGATAGTGGAAAAACATGCTTTATGCTCGTTGATACAATGAAAGCCCTAGAAATGGGCGCCGTAGAAACTTTGTTGGTTTGGGAAAATTTCCCCGAGGAATGTAAGATTGTCAAAAGCAAGGAAACGGGAGAAGAAAGTCTTCTTTTACCAAAAGAAGAATTGGATGAATTTAAATTTGAGCTTGTCGAAGAAATTCCATTTATTGATTGGATTGCGAATAATTATACAAAATTTGGCGCAACATTGGAATTTATTACGGATTACTCACACGAAGGATCTCAATTTGTTACAGGATTTTCTGGTGTAGGTGGATTGCTACGATGGAAAGTAGATTTTGAAGAGTATGTTCCTGAGCAAGAAGACGACGAACAAGATGACAAATTTGAGTATGTTGAGGATGAGGATATATGGTAAAAACATTCGTTGTGAGAAAAAAATTATTATTCGCTTATTATAGATGAATTATAACAAGTTTTTCCCAAATATTCCGGATACTATTAAAACTGTCTTTGAAGTTGGAGCAAAAGATTGTAAAGATTCAATTACTTTATCGTCTCATTTTAATTAAGCAACTATTTATTCTTACGAACCAAATCTATTTATGGAACAGGTTTGCAGAGAAGCAGTAAAAAATAATCCTCAAATTGTTTTTTTAAATTATGGATTGGCTGATAAAGATGATATTCGAGAATTTTTTGTATTTGCTCCATCTAAACAAATAGATCCACTATCAATTGGTGCTTCAAGCTTTTATCAAAGAACTGATTACGAAAAAAATCAAATTCCATTACCACGAAAATTGTATTTGTCATCGATCGATTTAGAATGTAAAAAATTCCATATTGATTCCATTGATTTACTGGGCATGGATATTCAAGGGTATGAACTATTTGTTCTACAAGGAGCGTTGGACATTTTAAAAAATATAAAATATATTATTCTTGAAGAACCGAAAAGAAATGAAATAAAACGATCCAATGAGCTTAAAACTGGTATTATTGATGAACCCTATATTGGGTGTCCTGATGCAGAACAAATAATGAATTTTTTGAATAAACATGGTTTATACGAAATTGCAAGGTATGAAGAAAACCTATTTGAAGATAATGTTTTATATTAAAGAATTTGATTTCAGTTTGATACCAAAAGTAGAATTGGATGAAGCTAAATTTGAGGTCGTAAAAGAAATTCCATTTATTGATTGGATTGCGAATAAATTATACAAATTCGGTGTCACTTAAAATTAATTCGATGGTTCAAAAAGATTTTGTAAAGTTTGTCGAACGAATAATCCTAATTTTTATTTTGGTCTTGGCAATAATGTTTATATTAAAATTTTTTACGGGATTGCATACTTGAGTGTATATTCTCTTGCCAAAGCATCATATTTTGAACGATCATCGTGAAACATTTTTGCAATTTCTGGAACAAGTGGATCATTGGGATTCGGATCAGCTAAGAGTGAACATATTGATAGCAAAATTTTAGAAACGGTCAAAGCCGGACTCCAAGAATCTTTCAAAATATCTAAACAAATACCTCCATTGGAATTAATGTTGGGATGATAAATTTTAGTAACAAAGGAAACTTTTGGTGGTTTAAATGGATAATCAGTTGGAAAAATCATTAATAAACTAAATACACCATTTTCATAAGGAGTATCTGCAGGGCCATTAATTTTGGCATTCCAAGTAAAAAGATCATCACCTGAAGGAGAAGCTTCACATTGTGTGAGAGGTTCTTTCATTAGTTCATCCAATTCTTTGTTTAATCGTTTTAGTGCCATTTATTTTTATAAAAAAAATGTTTTTATAAAATGGATAAACGATA